CACTCAGTTGGCGTAGGAACATCGGTTCATTTCTTCCAGCAAAGCAAAATTATTGCTAGTTCACATACTTTTGAATATATCGGTGCCGGTAACACTATTACAGAGGCAACTCCAAAACGTGGTGGTGTTACTATTCAAGCAAATGAAGTTACTAAAACAAACGGGGGAAACGTCGTTTATACCAGCACTGATCAGTCTGGTAACTTCAGAATAGGTGATGACTTACAAATAAACCAAAACACCGGTACAATTAGTGGTAGAGCATTCTCCAGAAGTTTGTTTACAGAAATGACACCGTTTATTTTAGCACTGAGTTAATATGGCACAATTAGCACTTAATAGATTTCAAACAGTTACTTTAGCACTAACTGATTCAGAGCAGACAATGTACACTGCACCGACAGGTTATACTGCTATTCTTCTGTATGCACATGTAGCAAATGTTGGTAGTGCCGACGCTACTGTTACAATGAAACATGCAAGATCAGGAACTGATACAGAAATCATAAAAGGAGCGAACGTTCCTACTAATGATGCATTTGTTCCGTTAAGTGGAAAATTAGTTTTAGAAACAAGTGATGCAGTAAAAATTACTGCAAGTGCAAACAGCACACTTAAGTGTATTTTAAGTATCTTAGAGACAGCAACATAAAATGCCATACATCGTAGGTGCCTTAACAAAAACAAACTTAGATATGACGGGAGGTATCGTTCGCTCTGGAGTGACGACAACTGCCACTACAAATGAGACTGCGATTATATCTCTTTCTGCGCCAAAATATCAATCTGTTGAGTTTAATGTGCAAGCAACTCAATCAAGTAGTTTTAATTCTACTATCGTTAAGGCAATGCATGATGGTTCATCAGCATATGTAACGGAATATGGAACACTTCAAGTTCCATCAGGAATTGCTACTTTCTCTGCTGACTTGAGTGGAGGACAACTAAGACTTTTGGCGTATCCTTCATCTGCCGGTTTAACAACCTTTAGTGTAATCTACACTGCATTGAACGCATGAAAACATTTAAGGAGTTTATTCGAGAAGCAGCACCTACAAACTCTACTGGGAGTGGTGTTGATAATTATATTCCATATCTGTTTAAGAATGAAGATGATGATGATTTAACTCAAGATTATCAAACACCTGCTGAACCAGGTGAGGCAAAATTTAGATTTTCAAACATATATCCAGTTTTAAAACTTTCATTATCCAATAGTCAAGGTGATGGACCTAGTATTGATCAAATGGTTCATGCTTCAAAAGAATATACGCAATTAATGGATAATAATACAATTCAAAGAATACGTGATAATATAAAAAGATTTCAAACTGAAAGAATTCAAGACAATTAAAGAATTGGATTACTAAATACATATTGATTATTCTAATCCTAGGTGTATTATGAAAACTTTAAAATATCTGGGAATAGGGTTAGGAGCGATAGTTGGTATTGCTCACATTGGTGTTCTAGGGCATTTAATATCGAGAAAAGATCACGTTCAACCACCTATCATTAATTTTCCTGCAGGTGATTACTCATCATATAAGGTAGAGGCAGGTAAAGAAGGTTACAGTATAGAATATAGAGCAAACGATCCTGCTATTCTTGAGTCACAAAAATCCTTATCATTAGATAAAACTAAGAGAGGATTATTTGGTGGTGGTAATGAAAGTCGTCGGGAGTGGCGCAAAGATCAATACACTATGGATGGCACTAGGAATCTAGGAGGTGCTGTAGACGGCGAGGGAAAGTCTGCAAAAGACATAGAGTGTATCGTGGCGGACGCTGGAGCACGGAGTCAAGGTGCAATGGCGGGAAGTAGTATTGCTGCTGGAGTTGGTGTTCCTGCTGTGATTGGCATCCCATATGTTGGATGGTTAGCAGCTGGGTGGATGTCTTTGTTAGGACAGAATGTTGGATCTGAAGCAGGATCTATCGTCAACTCTGCAATTAGTGATTGCTAAATAATATTAAGACTATTATTTTCTTATGAAAAAATGTCCAGCTGGACAGTATTACTGTTTTACTAGTAAGAAATGTAAAAAAATTCCCATGGGATATCATGTGGGTGGAAGGGGTATGCTTGAACCAGATACCGATACCAATAAAAAAGGTAATGGTAATGGCAATGGCAATGGTAACGGTGGCAATGGTAATGGTGCCGGTAACGGTGGCAATGGTAATGGTGCCGGTAACGGTGGTGGCGGTAACGGTGGTGGTATGGGAGAACAAGTAGTCCATGAAGGTGGTAACCTTCGTCAGTGGTTCAAAGGATCCAAATCAAAAGATGGTAAAGGTGGTTGGGTAAATGTCCGTACTGGCGGAACATGTGCAAGTGATGAACCTGGAGAGGGAACTCCTAAGTGTGTTTCTTCTGCAAAAAGAGCAAGTATGACAAAAGCAGAAAGAGATTCTGCTGCTAGAAGAAAAACAAAAGCAGATCCTGGACAACAACAAAAAACGGGTGCTGCTAAACCAACTTATGTAAAAACTGATAGTCCTAGAAAGATGAAGAACGAAGAAATCGAACTCATTCAAGAAAAGGACAAAAAAGGTAAAGGTAGTGGATCAAAAGACGCCTGTTACCACAAAGTAAAATCTCGTTACAGTGTTTGGCCTAGTGCATATGCGTCAGGAGCACTAGTCAAATGTCGTAAGGTAGGCGCTGCAAACTGGGGAAACAAGTCTGAAGAACTTTCCTGGGATGAACTAACAGAGAAGTGCTGGCCTGGATACGAGAAAAAAGGAATGAAGACAATGTTTGGAAAAAGATATCCAAACTGCGTTAAAAAGAAAGCAACCAGAAAAGAGCAGGTTGAAGAAGCAGTAAGACTCCCCGCTAAAACTGGTAATATTATTGATGTAAATTTTGTCTTTAGAGGAAGAGGCTTCAGTCTTAAAATGTTCTTCCCTAAAGTAGGAATTCCAAGTAGATCTGATGTAATGGATCAGATCGATAAAGTATATCCTGGCGCAAAACTAACGTATTTCAGAGTCGCTGACTATGAACCAGGACAACCACTCCTCAGAGTTTCAGAAGAAACAGAAGACAAAAGAGGAGAAACTATTGCAGATTATGCAAATGACGGAAAAATATCAGAAGGACAAATTGTGGATTCCGAGGGGGCACTAGGAGAGGGTGCTGCTTGGACTAAAAAGTCTGGTAAGAATAAAGAGGGTGGACTTAACGAAAAAGGGCGTAAGTCTTATGAAAGAGAAAACCCAGGTTCTGATCTTAAAGCACCATCTAAAAAGAAAGGAAACAAAAGAAGAGCATCATTCTGTGCAAGAATGAAAGGTATGAAAGCAAAACTAACTTCTGCCAAAACTGCAAGAGATCCAGATAGCAGAATTAACAAAAGTTTGAGAGCTTGGAACTGCTGAATAAATTATGCCTGATAATGTATACCTTGGTAATCCAAATCTAAAAAAAGCAAATACGCCGATTGAATTTACTGAAGAGCAAATCATTGAGTTTGTTCAGTGTCAGGATGATCCTGTTTATTTTGCCAATAAGTATGTAAAAATTGTTAGTTTGGATGAGGGACTTGTTCCTTTTACACCATATAAATTTCAAGAGAAGTTAATTCATAATTTTCATGAGAATAGATTTAACATCTGTAAAATGCCGCGACAGACTGGCAAAAGCACTACAGTTGTTTCTTATCTTCTTCATTATGCGATTTTCAATGCCAGTGTTAATATCGGCATACTTGCTAACAAAGCAGCAACTGCTAGGGAACTTTTAGGAAGATTACAAACTGCGTATGAGAATCTTCCTAAATGGATGCAGCAAGGTATTATGGTATGGAACAAAGGTTCTTTGGAGTTAGAAAATGGAAGTAAAATATTGGCAGCGTCTACGTCTGCAAGTGCTGTCCGAGGTATGTCATTTAACATCCTCTTTCTCGACGAGTTCGCGTTCGTACCAAACCATATTGCTGACTCATTCTTTGCCTCTGTTTATCCTACTATTACTTCTGGTAAAAACACCAAGGTAATTATTGTTTCTACGCCACATGGTATGAATCACTTCTACCGCATGTGGAGTGATGCAGAGAAGGGTAGAAATGAATATCTACCTACTGACGTTCACTGGAGTGAAGTACCTGGTAGGGATGAAGCATGGAAAGAACAAACAATTGCAAACACATCTGATCAACAATTTAAAATTGAGTTTGAATGTGAATTCTTAGGATCAATCGATACATTGATTGCTGCTAGTAAGTTGAGATCACTAGTATATGATGCTCCTATTATATCAAACGCTGGATTAGATGTATATGAAGAACCCCAAAAGGATCATGATTATGTTATGACTGTTGATGTAGCTCGTGGAGTTGGTGAAGATTATTCTGCTTTTGTATGTGTAGATATCACTTCTTTTCCACATAAAGTTGTGGCAAAATATAGAAACAATGATATAAAACCAATGTTATTTCCAAATATAATTTGGGAAGTGGCAAAGAAATATAATAGCGCATTTATTTTGTGTGAAGTAAATGATATTGGAGATCAAGTAGCATCACTACTTCATTACGATTTAGAATATCAAAATGTTCTTATGTGCTCCATGCGCGGCAGAGCAGGACAAGTTGTAGGACAAGGATTCTCTGGAAAAAAGACACAGTTAGGTGTCAAGATGTCCAAGACTGTTAAAAAAGTAGGATCTCTCAATCTAAAAGCAATGATTGAAGAGAACAAATTACTTTTTCATGATTTAGATATTATATCAGAACTAACCACCTTCATATCAAAACATAATTCATTTGAAGCAGAAGATGGATGTAATGATGATTTAGCAATGTGCCTTGTAATTTATGCATGGTTGGTTGCACAAGACTATTTTAAAGAACTTACTGATCAAGATATTAGAAAGAGATTATATGAAGAACAAAAGAATCAGATAGAACAAGACATGGCACCATTTGGATTTTTAAATGATGGTTTGGATGATGATAGTTTTGTTGATGGTGATGGAGATAGATGGACAACAGCAGAATATGGAGATCGTTCATACATGTGGGAGTATAGATAATGGATCTTGATGGACAAATTAAACTTGGACATCTGCTCCTTAATGATAGAAAATGTAGAGTTTGTGGAGAAACAAAAAATCTTATAGAGGGATATTACAGAACTAGAAAGGATAGAGGAGCAGTTGCTTCATCATATTCATATGAATGTAAGGATTGTACTATTAAAAGAATAGTGAGTAGTAGAAAGAAACAAACACTATTTGTAGATTATACTTATCCAGATTGGTAGTTCACGTCTCATTTCCCCGATGAAAATACTTTTAATTCTAAATATCTAAAGATAAACTGAGACAACGGAGAAAAAAATGGCGACTCCTCAACTATCTCCAGGGATACTTGTAAGGGAGGTTGATCTTACCGTAGGAAGAGCTGACAATGTTCTTCAAAATAACGGTGCGATTGCTGGACCTTTTAGTTTAGGTCCTGTTTCTGAAGCAATTGATATCACCACAGAAGAAGAATTTATTTCAACATTCGGACAACCTATTTCAACCGATAGACACTACGAATATTGGATGACTGCATCATCTTTCCTCTCTTATGGTGGAAGACTTAAAGTTGTCAGAGTAGACGGTGCTAACCTCAACAACGCAAATGCTGGTGTAGGATTGGCATCCACAGCAGTTAAGATCAAAAACTTTGATGATTATAATGCCAATTATCAGTCAGCGACTGATTTTTATTATTCTGCAAAAAATCCCGGAACTTACCTGAATGATCTTAAGGTAGCTACCATCGATGATTTTGGTGATCAAGTCATTGGACTTTCAACTAATGATCCTGGACTTTCAAATCTTAAAGTTGGATTTGGTGTTACCATGGCGCTCAGTGGAACTGAGGCTGGTATTGGAACAACTAAATCTGTTGATGGATTCCTGAAGGGAATTATCACTGGAGTTACCACGGACTCTACAAACGGCGCGAGTAGCATCGTTGTTAAAGTTGTATCCAGAGTTTCTGGACAAAATACTGAAACTGCAACTTCTTATGCTCAATCTGATCCACTAAGATCTTTCCAACCTGGATCTGCTATTATTCCTGTTAATAACTCAGGAATTAATACTGGTAAAGGAATTGGGGTATTTGCAGGAGCTGCTGGTACAGTAACTGATTGGTATGACGGACAAACTCTTGGATTGACAAACGCTACAATTTTCTGGAAAGAAATTGCACCTAAACCCACAACATCTCAGTATGTATCTGATAGAAGTGGTAAAAATGACTCAATGCATGTCGTCGTTGTAGATGACACAGGTAGTGTGACAGGAATTAAGGGTAATATCCTTGAGAGAAATACATTCATCTCTAAAGCAACTGATACAGTTTCTGCTATTTCATCACCTGAGAGAACTTACTATAAAGATTTCCTTTCATTAGGATCTAAGTATCTCTATGCTGGAGGAAATGTTTCTGCTGCACGCGATACTTTCCATCTGACTGAACCTGTTGCTACAGGATTCTCTACAGCATTTACTAAGTTTACTACAGCAGAAGGACTTTTTGGACAGTTAGCACAAGACACAACATTCAGTGCTATCGGCAATAAGACTTATACCCTTACAAATGGTAAGGATTATAGTGGAACAAATAACACAGGAATGTCTGCATCTCTTGGTGATCTGACAGCTGGTTATGAACTTTTTGCTAACAAAGATGAGATTGAAGTAAACTTCCTTCTCATGGGTCCTGGATGCTCAACCGAAGCAGAATCACAGGCAAAAGCACAGCAACTTATTTCTGTTGCTCAAGGTAGAAAAGACTGTATTGCAGTTATTTCCCCCGATAGAAACAACGTTGTTGATGTTTCATCTACAACAGATCAAACAAACAACATCGTTAGATTCTTCAGTACTTTAAATTCCTCTTCATTCGCAGTCTTTGAAAGTGGGTATAAGTACATGTATGATAGATTCAACAATCAATTCCGTTATATCCCAACTAATGGAGACGTTGCTGGATTGATGGTTAGAACTGAAATTGATCAGTTCCCATGGTACTCACCTGCTGGACAGCAAAGAGGTGTTCTTAACAATGCAATTAAACTTGCATACAACCCCAATAAAGCACAAAGAGATTCTCTCTATGAAGCAAGAGTCAACTCTATTGTAACTTTACCAGGAGTTGGAACTGTTCTTTATGGTGATAAGACTGCATTGAACTTTGCTTCTGCGTTTGATAGAATCAACGTTCGCCGTCTGTTCCTTACAGTTGAAAAAGCACTTGAAGGACTTGCTAATGATCAACTCTTTGAGTTCAATGATGAGATTACTAGATCTTCCTTCACCAATGCTGTTGAACCTTACCTTCGCGATGTTCAAGCAAAGAGAGGACTTTTTGACTTCCGCGTCATTTGTGACTCCTCCAATAACACTCCTGAAATCATTGACAATAATGAATTCAGAGCAGATATCTTCCTCAAGCCCACCAAATCAATTAACTATGTTACTTTGACGTTCGTCGCCACACGAACAGGTGTTGCTTTTGAAGAAGTTACTGGCAGAGTTTGATTTTAAGATACAATAAACACGGAGGACACAACTAATGGCAAACTTAAGAACAATCACTAACTTTAAATCCGCCCTCAGAGGGGGCGGTGCTCGTCCTAATCTATTTGAAATTGACATCACCGGATGGCCTGGTGGTGAAAATATGGGTAACTTTGGTAATGATGCTAAGGAAGAGTTTCAATTCCTTTGCAAAGCAGCTGCTCTGCCTTCTTCTAACATTACTCCAATTGAGATTCCTTTTAGAGGAAGAACTCTCAAGGTTGCTGGTGATAGAACTTTTGATACCTGGACTATTACAATTATCAATGATGAAAACTTCAGACTTAGAACTAAGTTTGAGCAGTGGATGAATGGTATCAACAAACTGACTGATGGATCTGGTGCAACTAACCCAGGTTCATATATGGGCAATGCTGTTGTTCATCAACTCGGTAGAGGTGCTAATCAAGGTAGAAATTCAATCACTAACTCAGGTGGTGGTGACGGAAGTGGTGGACGTGATAACATTCGTCCTCTCAGAACTTATTACTTTAGTGATATTTTCCCAACTGAAGTTTCCGAAATTGGACTATCTTATGACAGCACTGATACCATTGAAGAGTTCACTGTAACCTTCCAAGTTCAGTACTGGGTTGCTGGTACAAATAGTACAAATGGTGGACCTGCTGATCAACGCAATAACGTAACCAGATAAATCAGATAAATAGTCAAATAAAAGACTACTAATAAATCATGGCTAAGTTATTTGGGTTCTCGATTGAGGATACCGAAAAAACTCCACCTAACGTTGTTTCCCCCGTTCCTCCTAATAATGAGGACGGGGTAGATCACTATATGACAAGTGGATTTTTTGGGCAATATGTTGATATTGAAGGAGTCTACAAAACAGAGTTTGATTTAATCAAACGATATCGTGAAATGGCATTACATCCAGAGTGTGATAGTGCTATTGAAGATGTGGTAAATGAAGCAATTGTAGCAGACACTCATGATACTCCTGTAGAAATTGAACTTTCAAATCTTAATGCTAGTGACGGAATTAAGAAAAAAATAAGAGAAGAGTTTAAATATATTTTAGGATTATTGGATTTTGACAAAAAAGCACATGAAATCTATAGGAATTGGTATATTGACGGAAGACTTTACTACCACAAAGTCATTGATTTAAAAAATCCTCACGAAGGTATTCAAGAATTACGTTATATTGACGCAATGAAAATGCGTTATATACGTCAGCAGAAGAAAAAACCTAATGATAGTCGTTTAGGAAATATTAATAGTGGAAATAATAATCCCATGGAATATGAATTCCCTGAGATTGAAGAATATTTCCTTTACAATCCAAAATCTGGATATCCTTCTCAAACTGCTGGAGCTCAAGGAGGAAATTCTGGTGTTAAATTTTCTAAAGATTCAATCACATATTGTTCATCTGGACTTGTAGATCGTAATAAAGGATCAACTCTTTCATATCTTCATAAAGCAATCAAATCACTCAATCAACTTCGCATGATTGAAGATGCGCTTGTAATCTATAGATTGTCTCGCGCACCAGAACGTCGTGTTTTCTACATTGACGTTGGTAATCTGCCTAAAGTAAAAGCAGAACAATATTTACGCGATGTTATGAATCGCTATCGCAATAAACTTGTATATAATGCACAAACAGGTGAGATTCGCGATGACAAAAAATTTATGTCTATGATGGAAGACTTCTGGCTTCCTAGGCGTGAAGGTGGAAGAGGAACTGAAATCTCCACTCTCCCTGGTGGACAAAACCTTGGTGAGATTACTGACATTGAATATTTTAAAAAGAAACTTTATAAGTCACTTAACGTACCTATTTCCCGTATTGAAGGAGATGGTGGATTTAACCTAGGAAGATCTTCTGAAATTTTAAGAGATGAGGTAAAATTCAGCAAATTTGTTGGACGTTTAAGAAAAAGATTCTCTGGCTTGTTTAATGACATGCTAAAGACTCAACTTTTACTTAAAAATATCATTACTCCTGAAGATTGGGACATAATGAATGAGCACATTCAATATGACTTTCTTTATGATAATCACTTTGCTGAACTTAAAGATGCAGAGTTAATGAATGAAAGACTCACTCTTGTCGCAACAGCAGAAGCTTATGTTGGTAAGTATTATTCTCAAGATTATTTGAGGAGAAAAGTTCTTCGTCAAACTGATCAAGAAATTTTAGAACAAGATCAACTAATTAAATATGAAATTAAATCTGGAATAATTCCTGATCCTGCAGAAATGCAAATTGATCCTGAAACTGGACAATCAGTACCCGGAAATGCATCAATGGATTTAGGAAAACCAGTAATGGAACCGGAAGTTGATGGTTCTTCTACTGAAGCTCCTGAACTACCCAAGGGTGGGGAAATATAAATAAAACATAGTAAGTAAATTGACTATTCACATGGATGAACTTATGGATATGATGGTATCCGATGAATCTCCTTCGCAAATAAGCGATAAGATTAAGGATATTTTAATGGGAAAAGCTGCCGAAAGGATTGATACATTTCGTCCTATGGTAGCAAATGGTGTGTTTGGTGAAGATGATATTGAAGTTGAAGATGATGAAGAGGAAACTCTTGAAATCGCCAACGAATTAGAAACCGAAGAAGAAACCGAAGAGGACTCTGAATAATGGCACATCGCACAGTTGGTGTCGGACAAAGTATTGCTACAGGTAGCACTAATCAAAAAAGTGCTGCTATTGCAGTAAAATCAAACGTTTTAAGAATTACCGCAAGAGGTGGTGATGCTCACGTTGCAATTGGTACTGAACCAGTAGCAGCTGAAACCGATTATCTTATTCCTGCTGGAACAAGTGAAACTCTGGGAATTACTAAAGCTTCTCAAAGAGTTAGAAGTGTTGAAACGTTAGGCACAAAAACAATTGTCACTTGTCCTGAGGGCACTCAACAACCATTTGGTGTTGGTGATTGCGTAAGTCTTGAGACAAATCTTGCAGATAGCAACTGGGCGACGATAATTAATCATGTTGGGGTAGATTCTATTGATCAAACAGCAGATTATGATGGATCTTTTAGTACTAGAGTTACCCTAAGTGCTAATACTGGCACCATTTCTACAGCGTTTTCTGATAATGACGCTACTCTTCGTAGATCGATCAAAGTAGGTGCTGTTTCACCTGATAATGCTGGATCTATTTTCGTTCAACAAGTACAAATTACCGGAGTAGCCTGATGAAACTTATCAGAGAAGAAATCGAATCAGTCGAATTTCTTGTAGAATCAAAGAACGGCAAGAAATCAATGTATATTGAGGGGATTTTCCTTCAAGGAAACATTAAAAACCGTAATGGTAGAATGTATCCTATGGAAACTCTTCGTAGAGAAGTTGGTAGATACAATGAAAATAATGTTCAAGCAGGTAGAGCACTTGGTGAACTTGGACATCCTGATGGACCTACTGTCAATCTAGATCGAGTATCTCATAAAATTGTTTCTCTAAGAGAATCTGGTTCTAACTTTATCGGTAAAGCAAAAATTCTTAGCACTCCTATGGGTAAAATTGCATCTTCTCTTATAGGAGAAGGTGTAAAGCTTGGTGTTTCTTCTCGTGGAATTGGATCTTTAAAAATGACAAGAGAAGGTGTTAACATAGTCGGTGACGATTTTATGTTGGCAACTGCTGCTGATATCGTTGCTGATCCTTCTGCACCTGATGCTTTCGTTGAAGGCATTATGGAAGGTAAGGATTGGGTATGGGATGGTGGTATTCTTCGTGAGAGGTATGCCGATAAAACATATAGAGAAATTAACACTCTAGTCACCCAAAAACAACTCGATGAAAAGAAATTAGATCTTTTCAACGATTTTCTTAATAATATCTGATATTAAGTATAAAATTTATTAATACATAAATAAATATAGTTTTAAAAAAACGGAAACGGAGCTGTTCAAAAATGTCTCGTGGTACAAAATTACAAGAAATGGAAGTAGGCAATGTAAAGCAGTCCAAAACTGCTGCTAACGCTAACGCTAAGCCTGGCGATTCTATGCCCACTCTGTCCGGAGCAACTCCTGGACAGTCTGGTACATATGAAGATCTCGGAGGTCCTACCCCTGAGAACTATAAGCCTGATGATGATTCTGCCAAGTTAAACATACCTGGCAAAACCCTCAAGCAAGTTAAGGACGTAGTAAACGCAAAAGCCAAACCTGCCATGGCAGCTCCTGCCGAGGAAGTAGAAACTGACGAACCCATTATCGAAGAAGAATCAGTAACTGATGAAGTAGTATCTGAAGAAGAAACTACCGAAACTGTTGCTGAGTATAACGTCGAAGAAGATGTTAATGCTCTTCTCAGTGGTGAAGAACTCACCGAAGAATTCAAAGAAAAGGCAAAAACCATCTTTGAAGCAGCAATCACTGCTAAGGCTGCTTCCATTGAGGAAGCAATCGAAGCTAAGTACGCTGCTGCACTTGCTGAAGAAGTTGCCTTAGCAAAAGAATCACTCGCTGAGCGTGTAGATTCTTATCTTGAGTATGTCTCTGACGAGTGGTTTGAAGAAAACGCACTTGCCATTGAGAACGGACTCAAGACTGAAATGACTGAATCATTCCTTGAAGGAATGAAGGGTCTTTTTGAAGAACATTATGTATCAATTCCTGAAGAAAAATATGATGTGCTTAACAGCATGGTAGAAAAACTTGATGATATGGAGACAAAACTCAACGAGCAAATCGAGAAAAATATTGCCCTGAATGGCAGACTCAGTGAGTCTGTTGCAGACGGTATTCTTGATGAAGTTTCTGAAGGACTCGCGTCTACTCAGAAGGAGAAGCTCGCCTCACTTTCCCAAAGTGTAGAGTTTGAAAGTGAACAATCTTATCGTGAAAAGCTAGGAACACTTAAGGAATCTTATTTCCCTAAGAACAATGCTCCTGCTGCTAAAACTGAAACACTGTCTGAAGGTGAAACCCATGATCATCAGCAATATACTGATACCATGAGTTCATATCTCAGATCTCTGGGAACTTTTAGCAAATGAATTTAAAATTAAATCAAACAAAAACTTACACTAGGTAAAAAGCAAATGTTCCATTCCGAGCATCTGCAGGAAAAGTGGGCACCCCTTCTTGAGTATGATGGACTTGACTCCATCAAGGATCCTCATAGAAAGGCTGTAACTGCCGTCCTGCTTGAAAACCAAGAAAAATTTCTGAAGGAGTCTTCCTCCTTTGAGACTGGTGGATCCCTCCTAAGTGAGGCTACTCCTACCAACTCAACAGGTAGCGCCGTAGATAACTTCGATCCCGTTCTGATCTCTTTGATCAGACGCTCAATGCCTAACCTGATCGCATATGATCTGGCTGGCGTCCAACCAATGAGTGGACCTACTGGACTCATCTTCGCGATGCGTTCCCGTTATGCCAATCAAACCGGAAACGAAGGATTCTACAACGAACCCGATTCCGCATGGAGTGGACAGAACTTCGGTCGTAACCTTACTGGTGGTTTCTCTGATACCGCCGCTGGTATGGGTACTACCGCTCAGGCTGGCAACAACCCTGCACTCCTGAACCCCACCTCCTCCGCTAACACTAGTGGTGGTGGAACCGACGCTTATAACGTTGGACAAGGCATGACAACTGCCGAGTCTGAAGCACTCGGAGATGCAGATCAGAACGCCTTCAATCAGATGGCTTTCTCTATTGAGAAAGTTACTGTAACTGCTAAGTCCAGAGCACTGAAAGCAGAATACAGCCTTGAGCTTGCTCAAGACTTGAAAGCGATCCATGGACTGAACGCTGAAGCGGAACTCGCCAACATTCTCTCTACTGAGATTCTGGCTGAGATCAACCGCGAAGTGATCAGAACCATCTACAAGGTTGCTGAGCAAGGTGCTGTACAAAACGTCGCACAATCCGGTGTATTCGATCTAGACATCGATTCCAACGGACGCTGGAGCGTTGAGAAGTTCAAAGGACTTCTGTTCCAAATCGAAAGAGATGCTAACGCGATTGCACAAAGAACTCGTAGAGGAAAGGGCAACACGATCCTTTGTTCTGCTGACGTTGCTTCTGCACTCACCATGGCTGGTGTACTTGATTACACCCCTGCTCTTAACGCCAACCTCACCGTTGACGACACCGGTAACACCTTCGCTGGTGTTCTCCAAGGTAAGTATCGTGTATATATCGATCCTTATTCTGCTAACCTTACCTCAGGTAATCAGAGCCCAGGTAACCAGTACTACGTCGTAGGATACAAGGGATCTTCCCCTTATGACGCTGGACTGTTCTATTGCCCATATGTTCCCCTTCAAATGGTTCGTGCCGTTGGAGAGGACACCTTCCAGCCTAAAATCGGATTCAAGACTCGTTACGGCATGGTTGCGAATCCCTTCGCTGAAGGCACCCAGGCACAACTCGGCGCTCTTAACATCAACGCCAACCGTTACTACAGACGTGTTGCAGTTAAGAACCTCATGTGATATAATTTCCTTACGTGTGAAGGAAGTGCAAGGGAGTCTTCGGACTCCCTTTTTTTATCTAAATAATTAGAAAACGATGTCTTACGGCAATCCATTTGAGAATCAGATAAGTAATAGAAATTTTTTATCACCCACTGGTTTTAAGTTTACTCTTAGAAGAGCACCTAAAGTTGCTTTCTTTGGAAACTCAGCTAACTTACCGGCAATCTCTATGGGGACTGCTATTCAATCAACTTATCTAAAGGATATTGATCGTCCTGGTGATAAGGTTGATTTTGGTGATTTTAATCTTCGTTTTTTAGTTGATGAAAATTTAGAAAACTACTTAGAAATTTTCAATTGGATAAGAGGACTTGGGTATCCAGAAAGTTTAAAAGAAATATATGACTTTCAAGGAGGAGTTGAAAACTTTCTCCAACCTCCTAATTCGGATTTAAATTTATTCTCTGACGCAACTCTACAAATTTTAACTAGTCACGAGAATCCTAATTTTAAAGTGGTATTTCAAGATATGTTCCCTACTGAATTATCTACATTAAACTTTGATGCTACGAATGAGGATATTCAATACTTTACAGCAGATGTCACTTTCAAGTATACTATCTACAATATAACTGATATGTCCGGCAAAAAATTATGAGTCTTGATCTTGAAACTATTCAAGAGATGTGGAAAAAGGATTCTGATATCGATAGGGATAACTTACATGAAGAGTCTTTAAAAATCCCATCTCTACATGCAAAATACTTTGAATTATATAATACTATATTTCTTCTTAGAAAGAAAGCAGAACAACAAAGAAAAAATATAAGACATGAAAGATATGAATATTATTCTGGAAAAGCAGATCCAGATACATATATTCATGATCCTTTTCCCAAAAAAGTTAGAGATAAGGACACTATGCAAAAATATCTAGATGCGGATGAGAAACTTTCAGGAGTTTCTTTAAAAATAGATTATTATGACACAATGCTTGTTTATATTGAGAGTATATTAAAACAAGTGAGTAATAGAACATATCATATCAAAAACGCGATTGAATTTATGAGGTTTAATTCAGGACTAGGATAATGGAGGAGGAGTTCGAACCAAGTCAAGAATTTGATTACACAGTTAATCTAACAATAGACGACATTTATTTGTTGCACCACTGTGTTCTAAAAAGGATTGAAAATTGGGAAGGATCTCCAGCAAGACATCCGATGGAACAACAACATTTATGGATGTTGAGAGACTCTTTGTATAGAATGATATTAGAATATAAATTTGAAAATATGTGATAAATATTCATAGATGATTGATCATCGTGAATACAACAGATCTTGTTATTTCCAAATCAAACGAAGTATTTTTAAAAATTAACACTGAACCTCATATCGAATATGAGCTAAGAGATCATTTTAAATTTGAAGTTCCAAACGCCAAATTTATGCCACAATATCGTGGTAAAAATTGGAATGGAGAGATTCATTTATATGATATGCGTTCGAAGCAAATCTATGTCGGACTACTAGACAAGATTATTCAATTTTGTGAAAACTACAGATATAGTTACTCTTTTGAAAATAATAAATTCTACGGACAACCCTTTGAAGTAAATGATGAAATATCATTAGAGGGTGTCAAAGGATTTATGAATTCTATTTGTGCTCATACTCCACGTCAATATCAAATTGAGGGAGTATACGATGCTTTAAAGCACAATAGAAAGCTATTGATAAGCCCCACTGCGAGCGGCAAATCTCTGATGATTTATTCAATAGTAAGATATTATTTTGACAAAGGACAAAAAATTCTTCTAGTTGTTCCAACGACATCTCTTGTAGAACAGATGTACAAGGATTTTGATGACTATGGTTGGGATGCTGAGTCATATTGTCACAAAATTTATAGTGGTAGGGAAAAGAACAGTGATGCTCCCGTCACTATTACCACATGGCAATCTATCTATAAGTTAGAAAGAAGTTGGTTTGAAGAATATGAAGTTGTGATCGGAGATGAAGCACATTTATTCAAGTCTAAGTCATTAATCAACATCATGACTAAACTTCATCATGCAAAGTATAGATTTGGATTCACTGGTACTTTAGACGGCACTCAGACGCATAAGTGGGTGTTAGAGGGAGTTTTTGGACCTTCATATAAAGTGACAAGAACTGACGAATTGATGAGACAAGGACACCTTTCTCAGTTGGATATTCAGTGTCTTGTTCTCAAGCATAAACCAAAATTGTTTGAAACTTATAATGATGAAATTGAATACCTTATTTCTCATGAGCAAAGAAATAAATTTATTACTAATTTATCACTTGATCTCAAAGGGAATACACTTATCCTTTTTGCAAGAGTTGAGGCTCATGGAGAGATACTCTACAATCAGATAAATAATAACAAGGGTGACAACCGAAAGGTATTTTTTGTACACGGTGGTATTGGTGCTGAAGAACGAGAATTAGTAAGAGAGATTACCGAACGAGAAAACAACGCTATTATCGTTGCATCTTATGGAACTTTTTCTACAGGTATCAATATTAAAAATCTCCATAATGTTATCTTTGCCTCTCCAAGTAAGTCCAGAATCCGCAATCTTCAAAGTATTGGACGAGTTCTTAGAAAAGGAAAAGGAAAATTAAAAGCAACTCTGTATGATATTGCAGATGACTGCTCTACAAAAACAAAAAAGAATTATACATTAAACCATCTTATAGAAAGAATAAAAATCTATAACGAAGAAAATTTTAATTATGATATCATAACCATTCATCTAAAAAGAACATGATAGAAGATGATTTTTACGCAACAATAAAATTAAAATCAGGTGAAGAAATATTTTGTAAAGTGGCTGCAGAGGAAGAAGAAGAAAGAACTATTCTAGTAGTGTCTAATCCTATTGTTATTAAAGAAATAAAAGGAAGAATTGGAATGATTGGATATAAGGTAGAACCTTGGTTAAGAACTAGTAGTGATGATATGTTCTTTTTAAATTTAAATGATGTATTAACAATGTCTGAGTCAACAGATATTGAGATGATTATGATGCATCAACAATATGTAAGGAAAGCAGATAACGATCCTAATTCTGGATCTAGTAATCATAAACTTGATAAAAAGATGGGATATCTTTCTAGTGTAAATGATGCAAGAGAAATACTAGAGAAGTTATATAATAGTTCTTCTAGTAAAGATATTAAGTAGTTAAGCTATAGCTGTCTCTTCAAACCCAACAAAGTTATTCTACACAACTTTTAGATACTTGTCAAGTATATGTTTTAGTGGTATACTTTATACATAATGATGAGATATAGTTATGATACAACCAGGCATGACTAAAAGAAAAAGATCAGAACATTATGTTAATAATAAAGAGTTTCTTGCTGCTCTGATTGAATATAGAACATTATCCGAAGTTTCATATAGAAAGAAATTTGGAAAGATTCTTTCAGAGCAAGACAAGTCAGAAAGAGCAAGAAGGTGGGATACTAAACCAACTATTCCAAGGTATATTGGAGAGTGTTTTCTTAAAATTGCAACTCACTTATCATTCAAACCAAATTTTGTGAACTACATGTTCAAGGATGATATGGTTTCTGATGGTATTGAAAATTGTGTGCAGTATATTCATAATTTCAATCCTGAGAAGTCTCAGAATCCATTTGCATATTTTACACAAATTATTCATTACGCTTTTTTGAGACGGATTCAAAGAGAGAAGCGTCAGTTAGAAATTAAAAACAAGATTCTAGAGAAGTCTGGATACAGCGAGGTGTTTGACGATAACAATACCCTTGACGGAGACAACTATTCCAACTATAATTCCATCAAGGATGCTGTCCACTCAAAACTTCGGTATTAATGAAAATTGCTATCATTACTGATCAGCATTTTGGTGCTCGTAAAAACTCTAAACTCTTTCACAACTATTTTCTTAAATTCTACAATGATATTTTCTTCCCCTATCTAGAGGATAATGGTATCACTACAATTGTAGATATGGGTGATACATTTGATAATCGCACTGGTATTAACTTTGGTGCCTTAGCATGGGCGAAAGATAATTACTACGATAGACTTGAACAAATGGGAATTACCGTTCATACTATCGTTGGTAATCATACTGCATTTTATAAAAATACAAACGAAGTAAATGCTGTAGATCTCCTTTTACGTGAATATAACAACGTTCGCATTTATTCTTCTCCTGAAGAAGCAATGTTAGGTGATTTAAAAATTCTTTTTATTCCATGGATCAATGAAGATAATAGTAAGAGCACTTTCACTGCTATTGAAAATACAAGTTGCAAGTGCGCGATGGGGCACCTTGAACTACGCGGATTTAGAGCTCATCGCGGCTGCGTCATGGAGCATGGTTTTGAAAGCAAATTATTTAAGAAGTTCACCAAGGTCTTCTCGGGACACTACCACACTAGATCGGATGATCAGAAAATCTTCTACCTAGGTAATCCGTATGAGATGTTTTGGAATGATGTGAATGATACTAGAGGTTTTACAATATTTGATACTGAAACTCTAGAGCATACTCATATTGATAATCCATATAGAATGTTCTATAATATCTTCTATGAAGATAATGACTATCAAACATTTGATGCAAGAGAATATGAGAATAAGATTGTAAAAATTATCGTTAGAAAAAAATCAAACACTAAAAAGTTTGAAAAGTTTATTGATAAATTGTACTCTGTCGGTGTTGCTGATCTCAAAACTGTAGAAAATTTTGAGGTGGGAGATCCTGAAGAGTTTGAAGTATTTGAGTCAGAAGACACTCTGTCTATTTTAGATAGATATATTCAAGAAGCGGAAATAAATCTTGATAAGTCCATTCTTCAAGACATTATGAGAAAAACTTACCAGGAGGCATGTGAGTTAATTTAATGTTTATTCTAACTGTAGAGGGGAAGGAAGATCATGGAGCTTACTCTGTTGTAGATGAGTCTGGAGAAAAAATTCTCTACTTATTTGAGGAAGAAGATGATGCTTCTCGTTATGCCATGCAGTTAGAAGATGAACATGGATATCCAGATATGAATATTGTTGAAGTAGAAGATGATATAATGCTTAAAACATGCCACATTCATGAGTGTGAGTATGCTATAATATCTAAGAACGACATCGTAGTTCCGCCAGAAACCGAAACATATGATTTTATTTGAGAAGATTCGTTGGAAGAATTTTCTTTCAACGGGTAATCACTTTACTGAAGTTAAACTAAACGAAAACGGTAATACGATGATTATCGGCACTAATGGTGCTGGTAAATCAACAATTCTTGATGCTCTTACCTTTTCTCTTTTTGGCAAAGCATTTCGTAAGATTAATAAACCCTTACTACCAAATACGGTTAATGAGAAAGATTGCGTTGTAGAAGTTGAGTTTTCTATAGGAAACATTCTATGGAAAGTGGTAAGAGGTATTAAACCCGCCATTTTTCAAATTTATCGTAATGGTGAACAATTAAATCAAGACGCTGCAGCAAACGATCAGCAGAAGTGGTTTGAGAAAAATGTTCTAAAAATGAACTACAAATCGTTTACGCAGATTGTAATTCTTGGTAGTAGCACCTTTGTGCCCTTTATGCAACTCTCTGCAATTAATCGCCGTGAAGTTATTGAAGATTTGCTTGATATCAAGATATTTTCTTCCATGAATTCTGTGATTAAAGGTAAGATTAGTGTTCTAAAAGACGAAATTAAGACTTTGAATTTAAAAAAAGAGTCTTTGAGTGACAAAGTGGCGATGCAAAGTCGTTTTATTGAACAATTGGAGTCTCAGGGTAAGGAAAATATCTCTAAAAATAAGGAAAAGGTAACTGAACAAAACAAATTGATTGATCTTTACCTTAAAGAAGTAGGTTTGACAGAAGAAAAGGTGTTTGGATACCTTAAAGAACAGGAATATGTCACTGGTGCAACAGAAAAACTGCGTAAATTGAGTGGGTTGAAGGGTAAAATCACTCAAAAAGCAGCAATGCTTACAAAAGAGCATAAGTTCTTCACAGAGAATACGGTTTGTCCTACATGTACACAATCAATCGAAGAGGACTTCAGAATAAATAAGATTGACGACGCTCAAAATGTAGCAAAAGAGTTGCAATCTGGTTTGAAAGATCTGGATGAGGCAATTAATGAGGAACAGGAGCGAGAGCGTCAATTTACAACCCTTTCAAAGGAGATTTCTAAACTACAGAATGGCATTTCTCAAAACAATGTTAGGATTACTGGATGTCAGAGACAAATCAGTAATCTGGAATCGGAAGTTCAAGAGCTTACCGAGCAACTTGCAAACCGAAATACTGAACATGAGAAGCTAGAAACCTTCAAAGACAATTTAAAAACTACATTTGACGATTTAGCGTCAAGAAAGGACACAATTAACTACTACGATTTTTCGTATAGTTTGCTTAAGGACGGTGGAGTTAAAACAAAAATCATTAAGAAGTATCTTCCTCTGATTAATCAGCAGGTGAACCGTTATCTACAGATGATGGACTTTTATATTAACTTTACTCTTGATGAAGAATTTAACGAAACCGTTAAGTCCCCAATACATGAGGATTTTTCCTATTCTTCTTTCAGCGAGGGAGAGAAGATGAGAATAGATCTAGCACTTTTGTTCACCTGGAGGGAAGTAGCAAGGATGAAAAACTCAGTAAACACCAATTTGCTGATAATGGATGAAGTATTTGACAGTTCTCTTGACGGATTTGGTACTGATGAATTTTTGAAAATTATTAGATTTGTTATTAAGGATGCAAATATTTTTGTTATCTCTCATAAAGAATCTTTATTTGATAAATTTGAAAATTTGATTAAGTTTGAAAAAGTAAAAGGGTTTAGTAGAATAGTTAGTTAAGAACTATTGCGTGACATCACGAAAAGGTTAAGTATAACAAGAACTTCATTAAGTTAGCATACGCTGACTAAATAATAACAGAATTGGAGAGAACCATGCTCTAAGTCTCCTTCGTTATTATTTTATTGTATTGGAGAGTATCATGCATAACATCATCTCACATAATCAACTAGCCGGTTGGAAACAGAGTGTGAACCACTTACAAACAACTATCTCATCAGTAAACAATCAGAGTGATGCTCTGAACGACTATTACAACTGCCTGATTGAGTGTGATGAACGTCAACACATCTGTAAAAAAATCTGCAAATCAGTACTAGAGTAAACCAAAGCAAAGAAAACGGGACACTAGGAGAACTGTCACTCAGCAACCCTCGCTTCGGCGGGGGTTTAGTATTATAGATGCATCAGCAGGGAAACCTATGACAGTCAAGCATGAAATCAAATCACAACTTGCAAAACTCCTTGCAACAGAAGATCTGGTGGTAGAGCACAGAAGGGTTTCCACTGCTCAGTTTGACGTTCATGATCGTGTTTTGACTCTTCCGATGTGGGACAAAGCAAGTAATATTGTATATGATCTTTTGGTGGGACATGAAGTAGGACACGCACTTTTTACTCCTGATGAGAATTGGTTAGAAAAGAAAAAAATTCCACCTCAGTTTGTGAATGTTGTGGAAGATGCTCGTATCGAAAAGTTGATGAAACGTAAGTATGCTGGACTATTAAAAACTTTCTACCATGGCTATAAGGAATTACAAGAAGAAGACTTTTTCTCTATATCTGACAGCAATATTTCTGATCTCAATCTTGCTGATCGTGCAAATTTATACTTTAAGATTGGTAATTTTATAGATTTTTCTTTCACCGATGAAGAGAAAGAAATTATTCTCATGATTCAAAATTGTGAGACTTTTGATGAAGCATTGGATGCTGCTGAAGTATTATATAAACATTGTAAACAATCTAATAAACCTGAAAATAATAATCTTGATGCTCCTCAATCCCAGCAGGAATCAAAAGAAGAACAAGAAGATCAAAGTGAAGAATCTAAACCCGAAGGGATGATTGAAGATTTCTCTCAAGGGGAAAGTGATGTGAGAAGTGAACCTGAGGTTCAAACTGCTGATTCTCTTTCAGAAAATATAAAGGGGTTAGTAGAAGAATATGGATCTGAAAATGTATATGTTGAGGTTCCTAATGTAAACCTTGATAGCGTCATCGCTTCAAATGTGGTTGTTCATGAATACATTGACTCCAAATTTGATTATCAAGAAAAACTTGGTTCTGATATGGGATGTGATATTTTTGAGAAAGTTGATAGTGAATATTTTCAATTCAAACGCTCTGCACAGAAAGAAGTAAGTTATCTTGTAAAAGAGTTTGAATGTAAGAAAGCAGCAGACTCTTATGCCCGTGCCACCACAGCACGCACTGGTATTCTTGATTGCACTAAACTTCATACTTACAAATATAATGAGGATCTCTTTCGTAAGGTAACCACACTTGCGGACGGCAAAAATCATGGATTAGTGTTTATGCTTGATTGGAGTGGTTCTATGCAACATACTCTCTTAGACACTTGCAAACAGATGTTTAATCTTCTGTGGTTTTGTAAGAAAGTTGGTATTCCTTTTGAAGTATATGCATTTACAAATGAGTGGTTCATTCCTGAGGACGGTAATCCTGCAAATATTGTTCCTCATTACGAAAAGAAAGAAAATCAACTTGTCGTTAATGATGATTTTAATTTGATGAACATTCTTACTAGTAAGACTTCAGTAAGAGAACTAGAGAAGCAGATGCTCAACGTATGGCGTCACGCAGTTTATTTTGACAAACCCTATCAAATGTATTATCAAATTGGTAGGAAGATGTCTCTCTCTGGTACACCTCTTAATGAGGCTCTGGTTTGTCTTCATCAAATTCTTCCTAAGTTTCAGAGAGATAATAAACTACAGAAAGTTCAATGTATTGTTTTGACGGATGGAGAGGCATGTCCTCTTGGATATCACAGGTATATCAAACGTTACTGGGAAAATAATACAGAGTTTTTAGGAATTGGACGTTTTGATCCTTACAAATCTACTCTTCGTGATAGAAAAACCGGTAACACGTATAAGTTTGATGGTGGATATTCTGTTTTTGTTGACGTTATGATAAAAAATCTTAAAGACAATTTTCCAAATGTTAATTTTATTGGCATTCGTTTGCTTGCTCCAAGAGACGCTAATTCATTCTTGAAACTTTATTATGAGGGTATGCCTGAACTGTCTAAACTACAATCTGAATGGAGAAAGGAAAGAAGTTTTGTTATCCGCAACTCTGGATATGACGCATACTTTGGACTTTCTTGTAATGCTCTATCTCAAGACGTTGAGTTTGATGTTGATGAGGGTGCTACTAAGGCAAAGATAAAATCTGCATTTGCCAAAAGTCTCAAGATTAAGAAACTAAATAAAAAAGTTCTGGGAGAATTTATCTCCCTTGTGGCATGAACTGGAAAGAAATAGCACTACAGAGCGAAACTGATCCAAAGATTCGTAAAGTTCTTTTAGAAGGACCTAAAAAACTCACAGATGCATGGTTGCTAGGTGCAATGATGTTTAAGTATGGACGGTATGCTAAGTGAACACTGGGGTGGTTTTGCCTCTCCTTTTTGTGTATAATATGAAAGTAAACAACAAAGGAACATGGGACTATCCAAGCAAACCATTATTAACTGTCTTCATGAATCCTATGGTGAATCAGTAACGTCTGCTGAAATCAAAGCATTTTGTCAGATGAATGATTTTAATTATCAAACCATTACCAACAAACTGACTGATTGTAAAGTCGGACGTGGTAAATGGAATTTAGAAGTAACTAAAGAAACTGTAGAAGAATTGGAAGTGACTTATAATTCTCCTACAGCTTTACCAGCAGTTGAGCAAAATCTTGTCCCTGAGAAAGATGATACCTTCGTCAAGTTTGGTAACTTTGGTGATATTAAAAAAATTATTAAGTCCCGTGTATTTTATCCGACATTTATTACTGGATTGTCGGGAAACGGTAAAACGTTTTCTGTTGAACAAGCATGTTCTCAAATCGAAAGAGAACTCATCCGTGTAAATATTACAATCGAAACAGACGAAGATGATCTCATTGGTGGTTTCCGCCTTATTAATGGCGAAACCGTTTGGCATAACGGACCCGTTATTGAAGCCCTGCAACGGGGTGCTGTGCTGCTCCTTGACGAAATCGATCTTGCCTCAAACAAAATCCTTTGTCTCCAATCTATTCTCGAAGGAAAGGGGGTTTTCCTCAAGAAGATTGGCAAATGGGTTTCACCAGCAGAGGGTTTCCAAATATTTGCCACAGCAAATACCAAAGGTAAAGGTTCAGATGATGGACGATTCATTGGTACTAATGTGCTCAACGAAGCATTCCTTGAAAGGTTCCCTGTAACCTTTGAACAAGAATACCCACCAACTACTATTGAAACTAAAATATTAGAAAAGTTTTGTGCTGATGTTGATTTTTGTAAGCGTCTGACGGACTGGGCTGACATCATTCGTAAAACATTCTATGATGGTGGTATTGAAGAAATTATCAGCACCCGCCGACTTGTCCATATCATGAAGGCATATAGCATTTTTGGCGATAAGGGAAAAGCAATTCAAGTTTGCATCAATCGTTTCGATGATGAAACTAAGCAAGCATTTTTAGAATTGTACGACAAGGTTGATGCTGATTTTGAAATGCCCATTGACGAAACAACTATCTCTTGATATACTAAAGTATGACTTCTTGGAGTTTCCTACACGACGTTATGTCTGAAAATAAATATGATGAAAATATTATTCTAACGAGTAGTATTAGTGAAGCAAGTGAATCTGATTACATTGATTTTTGGGGAGGTGATGATGATTTAATTTCACTTACAATTCCTGATCTTCCAACTCCCAATGGTAGAAGGAAGTACAGTGAAGATGAAATTATCAAAGAATTACAAGAGTACATTGGTAGAACATATCAACAGCATTATTCTGCTGGTGATGATAAGATTCAGACTCTTGATCTTATCGAAGCTTGTGGTGATGGTGAGGCATTCTGTCGCAGCAACATCCTCAAGTATGCGTCACGATATGATAAGAAGGGCACTGCCCGCCGTGACATTATGAAGATTCTGCATTATGCTGTCCTTCTAATGCATTTCAATGACAAAAATGCAAAACGTGAAACTTACCCTCAGTGATGAAAATTCGCAACCCTATGAAACTTTCTGATTCTACTCTTTCTCTTCTTAAAAACTTTTCTTCGATCAACCAATCAATTCTTTTTAAAGAGGGTAGTAAACTTCGCACTATTAGTGTGATGAAGAACATTCTTGCTGAAGCAACTATTAGTGAGGAATTTTCTAAAGATTTTGGTATCTATGATCTCAACCAATTCCTTAATGGTATGAGTCTCCATAAAAAACCTGAACTTGATTTTGCTAATGATGGATATGTTGTGATCAGAGAAGGACGTTCTCGCTCCAAATATTTCTTTGCTGATCCTTCTGTCATTGTTACTCCTCCCGATAAAGAAATTTCTCTCCCTAGTGAAGATGTATGTTTCGAATTATCTACTCTAGTTCTTGAGAAACTTTTGAAAGCAGCTGCTGTTTATCAACTGCCAGATATCTCCGCTGTTGGTGAGAACGGTGTAGTAAAACTTGTTGTTCGTGACAAGAAGAATGATACTTCTAACGCTCATGAAGAAGTTGTTGGAGAAACTAATGCAGTATTTAATTTTAACTTCAAAGTAGAGAACATCAAGATTCTTCCTGGAACTTATGATGTAGTTGTATCTCAAAAACTTCTTGCTCGGTTCAATAGTAAGAATCATGATCTAATCTATTATATTGCTTTAGAACCTGATTCGACTTTTGAATGAATATCTTTGTGACTTCTCCCAGTCCTTGGGAGTCTGCCAGGGTTTTGCCTGACAAACACATTGTCAAGATGCCCTTGGAGACATGTCAGATGCTTGCTATTGTATGCTCTGACAAATGGGGACATAACTTCGGCACTCTTCCTAGAGCAGACGGTACTCCCTATGCTACTGAGAAGGGTGCTTTTCGTAATCACCCATGTACTATCTGGGCGAATGAGTTTGTAACTAACTGGCAATGGTTGCTTGCTCATGGACTTGCTATGTGTGATGAGTACACTGCTCGCTATGGTAAGGTTCACACCTGCCAGAAAACTCTCTTAGCAGCAAAGGAGATACTTCCTACTGCAGATCCTCAAGGACGTAGTGGAAAAGACACAACACCCTTTGTATTTGCTGGACCTGATGAGTTTAAGTTGGATACTTCAATATCCATCTTTGACAAATATAAGATGTATATTGCATCTAAACCATGGGTATGCGATAATTACCTTCGGTTGCCACACCGCAAACCTGACTGGATTTGATTATGCGTGATGAATTTCTGTGGGTAGAGAAATATCGCCCACGTAAAATTGAAGAATGTATTTTACCACCAAGTATTAAAAAGACTTTTCAAGACTTCCTAGATAAAGGAGAAGTTCCTAATCTTCTACTCTCAGGTCCTGCAGGATGTGGGAAAACCACAGTTGCTAAAGCATTGTGTAACGAACTAGGAGTAGATTTTTATGTCATCAATGGATCCGATGAGGGACGGTTCTTGGATACTGTCCGAAACAATGCGAAGAATTTCGCTTCGACCGTCTCGCTTTCGTCAACTGCAAAACACAAAGTCATCATCATTGATGAAGCAGATAACACAACCAATGATGTACAACTCCTCCTACGGGCGTTTATTGAGGAGTTTAGTAGTAACTGCAGATTTATCTTTACCTGCAATTATAAAAACAAAATTCTTGAGCCCCTCCACTCGCGATGCGCCGTTGTCGAATTTTCCATTAAGGGAAAAGAGCGACAGGCAATTGCAGCCTCATTCTTCAAACGTATCCAACAAATCTTGGATACAGAAGGTGTTAAATATGATAACAAGGTCCTGGTAGAACTTATTAACAAACACTTCCCAGATTGGAGACGTGTTCTTAATGAATGTCAAAGATATTCTTCAGGAGGATCTATTGATGCTGGAATACTTGCGACGTTCTCAGATGTTAAAGTCAATAATCTTATTCAGAACCTCAAATCAAAGAACTTTGCAGAAGTTCGGAAGTGGGTGGTGGATAACCTGGATAATGATTCTGGTGTACTTATGCGTCGTATTTACGATGCTCTTTATACATCCCTGGCAAACTCTAGTGTTCCTGCTGCTGTGCTTATTCTTGCTAAGTATCAATACCAAATGGCATTTGTAGCGGATCAAGAAATAAACATGCTCGCATGTTTAACTGAGATTATGGTAGAATGTGAGTTTAAATGAAGTCTTTTAAAACACCATTGAGATATCCTGGTGGCAAGTCTCGTGCTTGCACAAAGATGGATGTTTACATCCCAGATCTTCGCGATTATAAAGAGTATCGGGAACCTTTTCTTGGTGGTGGTAGTGTTGCAATTCACATTACTAAAAAGTATCCACATCTTGACGTGTGGGTAAACGATCTGTATGAACCTCTCTATAACTTTTGGAGAGTTCTCCAAGATGATGGATATAATCTATATAAGAAACTTCAGGAACTTAAATCTAGATATCCTGATCCTATTTCTGCAAAAGGTCTTTTCCTTGAATCAAAAGAGTATCTAAATGATGAATCCAATAATGACGCTTTATGGCGTGCTGTCAGTTTTTATACTGTCAATAAGTGTTCTTTTTCTGGTCTCACCGAGTCATCCTCCTTCAGCAAACAAGCAAGTGACTCAAACTTCTCAATGCGAGGAATTGAAAAACTACAAGGATACACAAAGATAATTGAGAACTGGAAGATCACCAATCTTAGTTATAAACAAATACTTTGTGATGATAAATCAACTTTCATCTACTTAGATCCTCCTTATGAGATTGGAAGTAATCTTTATGGCAAACGAGGTAGTATGCATAAAGGATTTGATCATGATCAATTTGCCAATGACTGTGATCGTTCTGTTAGTAATCAACTGATATCCTACAATTCATCTCAACTTATCAAAGAAAGATTTGATGGGTGGCAAACTGGTGAATTTGATTTAACATATACTATGCGATCTGTTGGTGAGTATATGCGTGAACAAAAAGATCGTAAGGAACTTTTACTTTTTAATTATGGAATTAAAGGATTGGCTGAACTCAATTAATTTTACGAAGGAAGATTTATCTGAGGAAGTTAAATCCTACCCTCCTTACATTATCAATCGTTGTTTATCTGGACATCTAGATTGTGTGTTGTTTGCTAATGAGATGAATAAGCATCATCACCTAGATAAAGATATGCAATATAAATTTTATCTAAATAGTCTGAGGAAAAAGAAGAGATTTTCTCCCTGGCTCCGTAAGGATAAAGTCACGGATCTCGAAAGTGTCAAACAATACTATGGTTATAGTAATGAAAAGGCATCTCAAGCTCTGAAAATCCTGACGAATGAACAGATTAATTTTATTAAACAACGACTTGACATTGGAGGAGCAAAATGAGTAATACTGTGGAACCTCAGTATCACTGGACTCAAGATCAGATGATCGAAGTTTTACTTAATGAACCAGATGATTTCTTAAAAGTTAGAGAGACTTTGACAAGAATAGGAGTTGCTTCTAGGAAAGAGAAGAAACTTTATCAGTCTTGCCATATTCTTCATAAACAGGGCAAGTATTATATTGTTCACTTTAAGGAATTATTTGCACTTGATGGTAAGCACGCGAATCTTTCTATTAACGACGTTCAACGCCGCAATCGTATTGTACGTTTACTTTCTGACTGGGGATTGATTTCTATTGTAGATGAGGAAACGGTTCTTGATATCGCACCGTTGAATCAAATCAAAGTTCTTTCTTATAAGGATAAGGGAGATTGGGTGCTTGAACAGAAGTATAATATTGGAAAAAAGGGAAAGGAAAGTGCCCAGCAGCAGTAAGAAATATCCGAAATCAACATTTGGTTTTGGCAATGATGGCTTACCGACTGTCAGTATTGGGCAAATATTTGAGTAAAACCGAATAAAAATGAGCGGGTTTCAACACCCGCTTTTTTTGTGCTTCTTGTATAATTAGTAGTGGATGCCGTAAGGGTCCTCACAACACACTCTCGCTTAAGAAGGAGAAGTTAAATGACTAACTTGATGAAGTTTAATGCTGCTGACTTAGATCAGCTGATGGATAAAATCACCCGCAATTCTATCGGGATTGATGACTATCTAAACAACGTCTTTCATGCCCAAACACAAGGTAACTATCCCCCATATAATGTTGTACAATTAAACAACACAGAGACTAAACTTGAGATTGCTCTGGCTGGATTTTCAAAAGATGAAATCAAAGTTTATACAGAGTATGGTAAACTCACAGTCAAAGGGGAGAGAGAGGCAACCACCGAGGAGGGACAATACCTTCATAAAGGACTTGCCCATAGGAACTTTGAACGATCCTGGACGCTTGCTGAGGGCACGGAGGTGACTGATGTGACTTTTGAAAACGGACTTCTCGCTGTTGTTGTGAAGAAGATTGTTCCTGAACACCATGCTCGTAAGGACTATCTCTAAATAGAAGCGGCTACCTAAAAATATCGTCGCCGTTGGGGGGCAACTGGCAAAATCCAGTTGACGCCCCCCTTTTTTATTGCTAGAATGATGGAAGGTATGAACTAAAGATGACTGTAAAACTTTTGCTGTTAAAGTCTGGTGAAGACGTTATTGCTGATGTCAGTGAGATGGCAGTCGGTGAAGACGCGGATAGAAAAGTCCTTGGATATTTTCTGGATAAACCCTGTGTTGTTAAAATCTTAAACACAGAACGACAAGAGGAAGGAAATAAAAAAGCAGCATTTAATGTTTCGCTTTATCCTTGGTGTCCTCTAGCTGCAGATAACGTTATCCCTCTTACTGTAGAATGGGTGGTAACGATAGTCGAACCTAAAGAAAAACTCAAAGAAATGTATTTGGAGGATGTAGTTGGAAATGAGCAACAAACTAGTGAAAGTGATTCTACTGACGAACAACGAGAAACTGATCAGTGAGATTGAAGAAGTAGGTGCTGATGTTGGTGAACCCGATTGTAAGTTAATTAATCCTATGGAAATATGTGAGGGTAACATGCTCTCTCCATGGATGATAGATCACACCATGGAAGACTCATTTATGATTAGTTCGGATAAGATTATTACACTTGCTAATCCTATGCCAACATTACTTGAAAAATACTTAGAACAGACTAAATGAAATTTTACACCAACGTTCAGTTGATCGGTAATCAGTTTTTGGTTCGTGGAGTTGAAGACGGAAAAAGATTTGAGATCAGAGACAGTGAGTTTCGTCCCACTCTTTTTGTCAATAGTAAAAGGGGAACCAAGTACAAAACGCTGAATGGTGAAAGTGTAGAACCAATTCAACCTGGTGCTGTTAGAGATTGTCGCGATTTCTATAAAAAATATCAAGATGTTGAAGGATTTTCAATCTTTGGAAATGATAGATACATCTATCAATACATTTCGGAAAAATATCCTGAGAATGAAATCAAGTTTGATATTAGTAAAATAAAACTAATCACAATTGATATTGAGACTGCATCGGAGAATGGATTTCCTGATGTTGAATCCTGCCAGGAAGAAATCCTTGCGATCACAATTCAAGATTACACCACGAAGAAGATTGTTACGTGGGGTGCAAAACCTTTTGTTAATAAACAAAAGAATGTAACCTATCATCATTGTCCAACTGAACATCAACTTCTTTCTTCTTTTATTAATTATTGGATGATTGATGTTCCTGATGTTGTGACTGGATGGAATATTCAACTTTATGATATACCTTATATTTGTAAACGACTTAATCGGGTGCTTGGTGAAAAACTGATGAAGCGTTTTTCGCCCTGGGGACTTGTGAGTGAGGGTGAAACTTATATTCAAGGGCGCAAGCATACTACATTTGATGTGGGTGGTGTATGTCAACTGGATTATCTTGACTTATATAAGAAGTTTACATATAAAGCACAAGAATCATATCGTCTTGATTATATTGCTTTTGTGGAACTCGGGCAAAAGAAACTTGATCACTCTGAGTATGAAACTTTCAAAGATTTTTATACTCATGGGTGGCAGAAATATATTGAATATAACATTGTTGACGTAGAACTCGTTGATAGGTTGGAAGATAAGATGAAACTTATCGAACTTGCTTTGACAATGGCTTATGATGCTAAAGTCAACTATAACGATGTGTTCTATCAAGTTCGAATGTGGGATAACATCATTTATAACTACTTAAAGAAACGTGATATAGTTATTCCACCAAAGAGAAATACTGATAAAAACGAAAAGTACGCAGGTGCTTATGTTAAGGAACCGATTCCGGGAAAGTATGATTGGGTTGTGTCTTTCGATCTCAACTCTCTCTATCCTCATCTTATTATGCAGTACAACATCTCTCCAGAGACGCTTCTGGATGAGAGACATCCCACAGCTTCAGTTGATAGAATTCTTAAAGAAGAAATAAATTTTGAACTCTATAAGGACAATGCGATTTGTGCCAACGGTGCAATGTATCGTAAAGATGTCCGTGGGTTTTTGCCTGAGTTGATGGAGAAGATGTATGGGGATCGAGTTGTCTTTAAAAAGAAAATGCTCGCGGCAAGACAACAATATGAAAAAACCCCCACCATAAAACTTGAGAAAGAGATTGCCAGATGTAATAACATTCAAATGGCTAAAAAGATCTCTCTTAACTCTGCTTATGGTGCTATTGGTAATCAATACTTTAGATATTATAAACTAGCAAACGCAGAAGCAATCACGTTGTCTGGACAAGTTTCAATCCGTTGGATTGAGCAAAAGATGAACAAATATCTAAATAATCTGTTAAAAACAGAAGACGACGATTATGTCATCGCATCAGATACAGATTCCATCTATCTTAATATGGGACCTGTTGTTGATAAATTTCTTGCTAATAGCTCTAGCGACAAAGCAAAGATTGTGGAGTTACTTGATATGGTTTGTAGTGACAAATTGGAACCGTATATTGACAAGTGTTATTCGGATTTGGCGACGTATGTATCGGCATACGATCAAAAAATGCAAATGAAGCGTGAGAATATTGCTGATCGTGGTATTTGGACTGCGAAGAAGCGATACATTCTAAACGTGTGGGATAGTGAGGGTGTCCGATATGAAGAACCTAAACTAAAAGTGATGGGTATTGAATCTGTTAAATCATCAACTCCAGCTCCTTGTCGTAAAATGTTGAAGGATGCTTTTAAAATTTTGATGACTGGGACTGAAGATGAGATGATTAAATTCATTGATGACAGTCGTGATCAATTTAAGAAACTTCCTCCTGAAGATGTTTCTTTTCCACGCTCTGTCTCTGATGTTGTGAAATATAGATCACACTCTACTATCTACAGCAAAGGAACTCCTATTCATGCTAGGGGAGCACTTCTTTATAATCACTACATCAAAGAGAATAAACTAGATTCCAAATATTCTTTAATTCAAAATGGAGAAAAGATTAAGTTCTGTTATTTGAAAAAACCAAATCACATTCATGAAAATGTAATATCTTTCATTCAATACTTTCCTAAGGAATTAAATCTTGACAAGTACGTTGACTATGACTTACAATTTGAGAAATCATTCCTTGAACCACTGAAATCCATCCTAGATTCTATTGGATGGAATGTAGAAAAAACTGTAAACCTTGAACTTTTCTTTGGATAATGGACTTGCCTATTAGCGACAACGAACTTGCCACTATTATTAGTGCATTGAGATTAGGTGGCGATACGTCTCTTTATCAAAAATTGAATAAGATCAAGGAGGTTAGGGATGCAAATCCTGGAGGACCTTACAAGAAAATACTTAGAGAACAACACGGGATGGTGATTTGAATGATTAATGAAAACGTATCATCAATAGATAGAATTGCTGATGCACTTGAACGAATTGCAACAGTTTTAGAAACTGGTGCTCACATCAACATTGATCATGCACATGTTGATGAAATACATGGTGAGGTTATTACTCACCCTAAAAATTTTTAGTTTTTAATTTATTATGGATTTCCTTAAAGAGATTGTAAAAGAGATTGGAGATGAGTACACCCAACTGGCAGCAGACATCGACGAAACCGAAACTTACGTGGACACGGGTTCGTACATCTTTAACGGACTTTGTTCAGGTAGCATATTTGGTGGTGTATCTGGGAATAAGATTACTGCCATTGCTGGCGAGTCTTCTACTGGCAAGACTTTCTTTAGTCTCGCTGTGGTTAAGAATTTTCTGGATAGTAATCCTGACGGTTACTGTTTGTACTTTGACACTGAAGCAGCAGTTAATAAGTCTCTTCTCACAAGTAGAGGGATTGATTTACAACGTTTCGTTGTAGTGAATGTAGTTACTGTTGAACAATTCAGACAGAAAGCACTACAAGCTGTTGATATCTACCTTAAAACATCAGAGGAAGATAGGAAACCCTGTATGTTTGTGCTAGACTCTTTGGGTATGTTATCTACAGAGAAAGAGATTCGTGATGCTCTTGATGACAAACAGGTTCGTGATATGACTAAATCACAGTTGGTTAAAGGAGCTTTCAGAATGTTAACCCTGAAGTTGGGACAGGCTAAAATTCCAATGATTGTTACTAACCACACTTACGATGTTATTGGATCTTATGTACCTACGAAAGAAATGGGTGGAGGTAGTGGACTCAAGTATGCTGCATCTACAATCATCTATCTCAGTAAAAAGAAAGAAAAGGATGGAACGGAAGTCGTTGGAAATCTTATCAAGGCTAAGACTGCTAAGTCGCGTTTAAGTAAAGAAAATAAAGATGTTACTGTTCGTCTTTTCTATGATGAGCGTGGACTTGATAAGTATTATGGTTTGCTGGAACTTGGAGAACTCGGTGGACTTTGGAAGAATGTGGCTGGACGCTATGAAATGGATGGCAAGAAAGTCTATGCTAAGGCAATTTACAAAGATCCAGAACAATATTTTACCCCAGAGATAATGGAAAAACTGGATCAAATTGCTAGTGAAGAATTCAGTTATGGATAATGTTGAATTTTTAGTTCTTAGAAACTTACTTCATAATGAGGAATATGTCCGTAAGGTAATTCCGTTTATAAAATCAGATTACTTTGAGAATCGTAGTCAAAAGGTTGTATACGAAGAGATTCTTAAGTTTGTAGAGCAATACAATAAACCAGTTACCAAAGAAATTCTTTGTATCGAAACAGAGAAGCGTCAGGATATCACTGATAGTGATTTTAAAGAAATTACCCAACTCATTTCTTCATTAGAAGAAGCACCTACAGAGTTTGAATGGTTAATATCTACTACTGAAAAGTGGTGTCGCGATCGTGCTATCTATTTGGCACTGATGGAATCTATTTACATTGCTGATGGTAATGATGAAAAGAAAAATAGAGATGCCATTCCAACTATTTTATCAGATGCTTTAGCAGTATCATTTGACAGCCATGTAGGACATGATTACCTTGAAGATTATGAGGCAAGATATGAATCTTATCATAGGAAGGAAGATAAGATCCCGTTTGATCTTGACTATTTTAATAAAATTACGAAGGGTGGTTTGCCGAATAAAACACTTAACATTGCTCTCGCTGGCACTGGTGTCGGCAAAAGTTTGTTTATGTGCCATATGGCAGCTTCCTCACTCTTGGGAGGGAAAAACGTATTATACATCACGCTTGAAATGGCTGAGGAGAAAATTGCGGAGCGAATTGATGCTAACCTTCTTAATGTTAACATCCAGGAGATAACTGATCTACCTAAACAGATGTTTGAAAGCAAGGTAACAAAACTTGCTGAGAAGACTCAAGGCACTCTTATAATTAAAGAGTATCCAACTGCTAGTGCTCATGCTGGACATTTCCGTGGACTTCTTAATGAACTCGCTATTAAGAAATCATTTCGTCCTGACATTATTTTCATTGATTACCTTAATATATGTGCTTCCAGCAGGTATCGCGGAAACAGCAATGTCAATTCATATTCATATATTAAAGCGATTGCTGAAGAGCTTAGAGGACTCGCTGTCGAAGCGAAAGTACCTATCGTATCTGCCACCCAGACTACCCGTTCTGGTTATGGCAGCTCTGATGTGGAGCTTACTGATACTAGTGAGTCCTTTGGCTTGCCTGCTACTGCTGATCTTATGTTTGCCCTTATTTCAACTGAAGAACTCGAATCCTTGGGACAGATTATGGTGAAGCAATTGAAGAATCGATATAATGATGCAAATGTCAATAAGAGATTTATGGTTGGTATTGATCGTTCTAAGATGCGTCTTTACGATTGTGAACAGTCGGCGCAGAATGATGTGGTTGACAGTGGGCAAGAAGAAGAGTATAATTATGATGAAAAACCTAAAAAATCATTTGAGGGATTTAAGTTTTGAACGGTTACTATTCGGTATTTAATCCCAGAGGTGAAAAAATTGCTGATTGTGGTAGTCAAAAAGATGCTGTCAATCTTCTCAATATGAGAAACAATAGATGGGAAGGACATTACTATATGTTTAATCCCCTTCCCGGTGATATAGTAGATATGAGTCCTTCTAAATCTTTTCCAACAAATAGTATTGTAGTAGCCGATGGTTATAGCAGTAAAGATATCGTCGTTAATATGGACGGCGGTGTTGGTGGTAGTTGGAAAGAAGTTTCTGATGAAGAATTTGACGTGATGTTTCCTGATCAAAAACTATCAACCCAACAATCTCTCCCTGAAAATCAACAACAACCATTCACCCCCGAATATCAAGGATAATGGATAGACTCCAACTTAAAATTGAAGCAAACTCACCTTATAATGATGGGTGGACTAAAGAATTTTATCGCGAACAATTAAAAAAGAAAACTATGAACAATTACACTGAATTTGTTAAGCAAACTACCAGTGCTCCAAGTCTTGATTATGCAGTCATGGCAAATCGATTGGCAGAACTTGAAGCGAATGGAGTTAATACTACTCAACTCTTAACTGCTGCTCTTGGGTTATCTGCAGAAGCAGGTGAGTTTACTGAAGTTGTAAAGAAGATTGTTTTTCAGGGTAAACCTTATAGTGAAGATAATGTCTTTCATATGAAACGTGAACTGGGTGATATCTGTTGGTATCTTGCTCAAGCATTCATGGCATTGGACACCAACTTTGATGAGATTCTTGATATGAATATTGAGAAACTCTCTGCTAGATATCCTGAGGGAACTTTTGATGCGTATTATTCTGAAAACCGTAAGGAAGGTGATGTCTGATGGATAGTGCAGTTCATGCATGGAATACTATGAGTTACGGAGAAGGATTTCTTTTCTCCGTTTGGTTATTGGGAATGTATTTTATTAAACTAAAAATGGATCAGAGGTTTGGAAGATGAATATTAAATTAGGACTGCGTGAAGCAGCAGCACTCAGGCAGTCTTTGTATCTTCAAACTAAAGATGACTCTTTCGAATTTCCTTCTGAACGTGTCAGAGAATTGAGAGGAATAATTTTAAAACTTGACTCTGAAATTGAAGTAGAACTTGAAAAACAACAGGACACTAAAGATGAAACTACTAACACTTGAGGATTATCAAAAGGCTGGAGAAACGTTCTGGCCTAAGTATTGGTACGTATCTAAAGAACTTGGTGAAAATGCAAAACCAGAACAAGTTCTTAAAGTTATGGAAGCAGTCGGTGGACTTGCGTTAAAACTTGCTCTAGAGCAAAAAGAAAAAGAAGGTCCATTCGGATTTAATAAAAAGAAGGAAGATGATTCAGACAGCAACTGACAGAATAGAAGTACCAGAAGGTGCTAACTTGATTGATGATGTTTTTTATGTTTGGAAAACTAGGTATGGATTGTATTCGTCAATGACTAAGCAAGGTCGTCATATGATGACTGGTGCTACCGAAGATGGTGTTACTGTATTGACACGTTGGCACCTTAAGTGTGAGCAAGATGGTACGTTAGAACAATATACTAGAGTTGTTGGTGATTCTTTTGTTGGAGTAAAACTCTAAATAGTTAAAAAAATGGCTACTGGTGTAAAGGAAGGTAGTATAATCGAAGGGATCATGGCGATGTATATTGCCATGATCTTTGCTGACCCTGATGATGGGGAGAACATGCAAAAAGTAAAATCAAATATAAGTAAACTTAGAAAAGAAACAGTATTGTTGGAGAACATTAAACCAAGAATTGGTATCAAAAGATTGTTCCCCCAAGATGATCCATTGGGATATGAAATTGCCCCTGGTAATAGTAATCTCAATCCTAACATGTCTAATGGGCAACCATATTTTATTCAGCAGAGAGGTGATAATCCTGCCGATTACATTCAAGTTGGATTGGAAGTTTATCTCAAACCTGCAGAAGTTTATCCTGGATTTGGTGATGAATATTCTAAGTATGTTGAAGAAAAAAGAGATTATGGAAAATTAGCAAAAAAAGTAGATAATCTAATTGCGTCTAGAGGATCTATTCTTTTTAGAAGACTAATCATCGCAAAGAAAAAATTTCTTTTAAATAAAGAAACTGATGTCATAAGGTATAATGTTTTAGCTGACGGAGTAACCGGAGAGCAAGCAGATGGTAATGTCAAAGCGGATATCATTGTAACTATTTTTGCTAATGGGCGAGAATTAATTAAAGATCAAATCAATATCTCTGTCAAGAGCGACTCATCAACTGTTGCCAACCTTGGAGTCATTAAAGGTTTGGAAGCAATGTATTCAGTCATTTCTCCCAGAGGAAAAACAGCAGTAAAAGCAAATACATTATTGGCAAATATTAAGGCTGCCAAAAGAGATGCGAAACTTCAATATGTTTCTGCATTATTTGAATTACTTTCTGATAATTTAGTTAATAGTGATGATCCAAAATTTACTGATAGAGCTTTTAATTTTATAGAGGAAGCGATCTTTGGAGATGATATGGCACAGGTTGTTGATGTAAAATCCTCTGGTGGTAAAGTAAAAGAAATGCAACCAGGACAATTTGCAGCGTATAGAAAATATGGAGATAAAGGGAAACCAATTAAATTGGTTGCAAAGAAAATGGCAGGTGATATTAGAATAATGCCAAAAGGAGAATCTAATAGTAATAATTTTATTTTTAAATTTAGATTTAAGAAAAGAAACTATAAAGATGGATCGGGACAATATGTAGATAAAATTATGATTGAGACAGGCAAACTCACTTACGCTAAATAAGATATAGGAAATCATATATAAATGAAAAGTTTCTTCCAGTTCCTTAGTGAAGCGGAATCACAAGCTGCAACACAGGCGAGAAAACTTGGACTAAAGGGCGACGGACATGGCGGTTGGTTAAATCGTTCTGGGGAGTTTGTTGCTAAAACAGAAGATGGTAAATTAAAATTCTTTAATAAAAATCAGAAACCAGGTAAAGATCCAGATCAAACTCCAAATACAAAGAAAGTAACTCCGGTTCTCAAGACAAAAACAATGTCTGTGAACAAAGAACCACAAAGTAAAAAGAAAGGTGGTGAAGAGGAGACTGGTGGTGAAAAAAAGGCAAATAGTGATACCCTCACTCTTGCTTTTGGTAGATTTAATCCTCCTACCGTAGGGCATGAAAAATTATTTCAGATGGCTAAGAGAACATCTGAGGGTGGAGATTTAAAAATTTACCCATCTAGGACACAAGACGCGAAGAAAAATCCTCTTGATGCTGACATGAAAGTTTCTTATATGAAAAAAATGTTCCCTGACTTTGAAGAGAACATTATTAATGATGACGAGATGCGATCTATTTTTAATGTACTTCAAACTGCTGATGGTGAATATAAAAATGTAAATATCATTGTTGGATCTGATCGTCAATCAGAGTTTGAAAGTCTTGCTACAAAGTATAATGGTGAGTTGTATAATTTTGATAACATCCGTGTTGTTTCTGCTGGAGCAAGAGACTCTGACGCTGATGGTGTGGAGGGAATGTCTGCATCAAAGATGAGAAAAGCAGTAATTGATGATGACTATGAAGAATTTAAAAAAGGAGTTCCTAAGTCAGTTGCTGATGCTGATACACAATCACTATATGATGCAGTTCGTTCAGGAATGAAAATTAAGAAACAAAAAGTCACTGCTGAAATGTGGGAGATTGCTCCTAAGTATGATCAAAGGGGATTAAGAGAACAATATGTAAATGGATTTATTTACAAAATGGGTGACATTGTTGAAAATCTTAATACCGGATTGATTGGTAAGATTATTCGTAGAGGGACAAATCATCTTATTTGTGTGACTGAGCAAGAATATATGTTTAAATCTTGGATTCGTGATGTAATGGAATACACTGAGAAGTCTATGAATAGAAGAATGAGATTGCCTGGAAAACCCAACACCCTTATTGGAACTGGTGGATATTACAAAACTGCTGTTGCAGCAACTCCAGGATCTCAAGAGGGAGCAAAAAATGTTGCTCCTGGTGGGAAAGTATATAACGGATATTCTAATTCTCTTAAGTTCATAAATAAGTACAAAGCTAAAAGTAGTAGATAGCCATGCCTAATGGAATCGGTAAGAACCCCCTTGATGATATTTCAAAGGTATACTTACAAACTGTGCGTGAATCTTACAAAGTAGAACCACCTCAGGAGAAGTTAAAAACTGATCGTGATATGTTCAATATCCCTAAGGATGAACAGAAAGCTGCTAAAGAACGTTTGTTAGCGAAGGCTGCTGCTAAACGTGAAAAGATGAAAGTGGAAGCACTTGATCCTGTAGGTAAAGAAGATGGTGATGTTGATAATGATGGAGACAAAGATAAATCAGATAATTATTTGTTAAAACGTCGTAAGGCAATTGCCAAAGCGATGAAAACTCGTAAGGAAGAGATTGAAGTTGAAGAGGGTTTCAAGGAACTCTCAAGAGATAAGAGAAACAAGATGTTCCGTAAGGCAGGTAACCTGTCACGTACAGCACTACAAGGTGGTGATGAAGGAACTGAGGCAGGCAAAAAATCTGGTAAGATTGTCAAGGCACTGAACAAGGATGCTGAAAAGAATAATAGAAATGATGTGAAGAATGAGGAAGTTGAGCAGGTAGATGAGAATCGTCGTGCTGCCGCCGCTGCTGGTGGATATAAGGATGACTCCAAGAAACAGACTGATCCTTCTAAGGATGGGTTCACTGGTATCTCTGGTAGCATCAAAGATATTATGAGACAAAATAAAGAGATTGAAAAAAGAAATAAAATGAAGAAGGAAAGTTACTCCAGTTGGAGGAATGATCTTCGTGAAATAATGGATGATGAAGAAAGTGGTAAAAAAATTAAAGAGAAGAAAGTAAAAAATAAAGTAATCATCAACCCTAAACTTGGAGAAGCAATACAAGAAATTGGTGGCACTCTGATTGAGTCAATCAAAGAAGAAGATTTTGATGATATTGTTGAAAGTGTTTATCTTGAATTAATTGGTGAAGGATATTCAAATGATGATGTTGAAGAGGCGATTGAGTTTGCTCTAACTGAACAACTTAATGAAGTAAGTGATAGTTACTATGATTCTGCTGTAAAAACATCTAAAGATGCAGATGCTAAGAATAAAAGAGCGGAAATGATGAAGAGAGTTAAAGGACGCCTTAAATTTATGAAGAGAAGGGCTGGAGAAGTTGCTGGTAATGTTAAAAAGAAAGCTGCCACCGCAGCAGTTGATGTTGCCTTCGCTGCCGATGCAGCAAAGGACAAGGTAAAGAGTGCTGCCTCTACTGCTAAGAAGAGAGTTGCTGATGCACCCAAAGTTGCTAAAGCAGGTATCAAGAGTAGAATTAAAAAAGCAGCATTGGGCGTTGCAAAACGCATGGGTGAAGAGACTGAAGATTCCTTGAAAGATCGTCGCATGGAACGTGGTGGTGTTGACGGCAACAACCGTTACAAGAGTGCTACTAAAAATGTTGCTATGGGTGGTGGAAAGAAAAAACCCTATGATGGTATGTCTGCACTTGAGAAAGTAAAGGCAAGCATCCGTGCCAAGCATGGACAGGGTGCTATCATGGATACCAAGAAGAAGTAATGCCTGCCGTATCAAAGGCACAGCAAAGGTTTATGGGTATGGTTTATGCCACCAAGAAAGGTGACATGACTAACCCTTCTCCTGAGGTTGCCCAAGCAGCAGCATCCATGAAGAAGAGTGATGCGAAAGACTTTGCATCAACTAAGCATAAAGGACTTCCTAAAAAGAAATCTCTTAAGGAGTTTTTAGAGAATATATAGTATTAGTAATTGAGATTTACCATGCTTGCATTTTTACTTCCCTTGGCATCAAAAATTATTACTGATGCTATTAATAAAATTCCTGAGAATGAAGAACTCGGTGAGAAAATGGTTGAGATCTGTCTTGTTATTCTTGCTAAGGCAGTTAAGTTAACCAAGACTGATATGGATGATCAACTCTTAGAAGTTGTAACAAAGGCGATTAAATCGAGAGAAGAATAAATTATAAATATCTTATAGCAAATAAATTATCGGCAGTTAAGACATGGCACTCTGGGGCAATAAAGACAATATCACTGCAACAGGTAGAGTTACCTTGGATTATCAAACCGGTATTGTCACCGGTTCTAACTTAGAAGATCAAGGTAATGGTACAAAGTTTGGTGAGACAGGTGAAGTTCAAGAAGGAGACATTATCCGTTTCGGTGTAATCGATAAACCTGGCGTTTATATGGGAGATGCTGTTGTTGTCTCTGTTGCCGGTACTACATCTCTCACTATTGGTTCCACTATGGGACTTGATGGTGTTGCTATTGGAAGAACCACATTCCAGGTTTCTCAGGCACCTAAATCCACCGTTCTTGATCGTTCCTTTAGTGAGGACGATAATATCAATGATGGCGCACCAACGCTTGTTAACGAAATTATTAAAACAGCAAACTCTGCAACAGCAACCACAGGTGTAGGCGCATCTATTCTTGATGTTAAAACTACTCTCTTATCAACTGGTGGTGTTAAGGTTGGCGACTTCATCGTAAATGATGGAAATAACATCAAAATCATTGGTGTAGGAACTGCTACCTTCCACGCTAACTTTAATAGTGGCATCGGTTCTGATAGAATTTTCGTTAATGGTACAGTTCCTGGTTTAGATACTGACAGTCTTATTCATAATTCTAATGGTAATCAACTCCTTGGTGTAACTGGTGTTGGTGCAACGTTCTTTACCATCGATCCTGTGTTAACGGCTGGCATTGCCACCAATGGCACTCTCCTTTTGGACTCCTTTGTTGATCAAGTATTTGCGTTTGATCATCACTTCGCTATTGGGCTTGAAAGTAATATCACTGCTGCTATTAGCGCAGGTGATGCTATCCAAGTTAAGAGACAAAAAGGTGGATACTCTAGAAATGTCTATGGTGTAGGCAAAACTGGAGTAGAAGACGCTGCTGGAGGTGTATATGAAACTAGTGCTGGATGGGTTGGTATTACAACCTACATAGACACTGAGGGTAACCTTAGAGTTAAGAGTGAAGTTCTGGTTGCCATGTCTGGCATCTCTACCGGTAACGTTCCTTCTTATCCCAATATTGAAAACGCTAACTGATAGGATGTAATGTTATTTAATGAGTTGAATTCGGAGAATTTTCTCCTCTTTGCAATTAAAAATTATGAAAATCCTCAGGCTGTAACAAGAGAAGATTTTGATAAAGATTTGAATCACTTTAAATATATTAAACGGTTGCTTAAACGATATAAGTCAACTGGTGAATTAAAGACACATCTTCTCTTAAATCATTTTATTGTTCTTTACAATATTTTTGGTGAAGCAACAACTCCTATGTTATTTTATAAAATTGATGAGCAGGAACTTTGGGGTTGTCTTAAAACATTTGTATTGTTTTTAGATAAATTACCAGATTATCCACAAACCTATATTCATGATTTGAATATAGATGAAAATTGTATGGAAAAACTTATTTTCTTTCACAATGAACAGTAAATCAGTAGATAAATTTTTATATCTTTTTAGAGAGATGATGGGTGCTGGTGCCTCTGGAGGTGCTCCTACTAATAATGTTGGTGATGGTAAGATCGCTGGTACTGCAGAGGCAGGCGATGATCCTCCTGTAAATTTGAAAAAGAAAAAAAGAAAACCTACTCCTGTAGGAAGATACGGTACACGTAGAACGTGGCGTAGATAATGGAAGAAGAAGTAAAGGTTGCTGTCTTAGAAACGAGGTTGGAAAACTTTGAAACTCTAGTTTCAAGGTTAGACTCTGCAATTGAAAAAATTGCTGAGGTAAATAATAATGTGTCTAGGATGTTAGCCGTCCATGAACAAAGAATTTCTAAGCAAGAAGAAATCGACGAAGTATTGTTTGATAAAATCGACAAACTCCGTGATAAAATGGACAGCGATCATGACATCGTTACTCAACGATTATCATTACTGGAACGGAAACTTTGGATTGGCATCGGAGCACTGGGAGCAATTCTAGTTCTAACAAATCCACAAGCAATCAAAACTCTTAAACCCTTGTTATCCTCCACCAATAGTGCTATAGTGGCACCAGCAGTTACTTTTGTGAATGGATCATATTGATTCTAAGTATGTTGGATTTATATCCGCACGCTTAGAAAAATTCAAAAGAGTAAAACCAAATCTTTACAACTTTCGTTGCCCTGTTTGTGGTGACTCAAAGAAGCATAAGAATAAAGCACGGGGTTATATTTACTCAGTAAAGGTTAACACTAACTTTAAGTGCCATAATTGTGGTGCTTCAATGTCTTTTAACAACTTTCTGAAACATGTTGATCCTGTTATTCATAAACAATATTCATTAGAGAAGTTTAAAGAAGGACATACTGGCAAAAACTTTGTTGTTGACGAACCAGTATTTAAATTTGAAACACCTAAATTCAAGAAGAAGATAAATTTACCAAAGGCATCGGAGAATCCCAGTGCAGACGGATATCTTACTGCTAGAAAACTCAACTCAAATGATTTTTACTATGCAGAAAACTTTAAGAAATTTGTAAATACACTTAAACAAACTTTTAATAGTGTAAAGCATGATGAAGAGAGGATAATAATTCCACTTTATTATGAAAAGAACTTAATTGGATTGCAGGGGAGATCTCTAGGATTAAGCACGGTTAAATATATCACGGTAATGATTAATGATGACGCACCAAAAATCTACGGACTCGATAACATCAGAAAGGATGCTCCAGTCTATATCACAGAAGGACCTTTTGACAGCACGTTCATTCGCAACTCGATTGCTATGTGCGGAGCTGATGCTGATGTTGATCGTTGGGGGATTAGCAACTGTGTTTGGATTTATGATAATGAACCAAGGAACAATGAAATCGTCAGGCGGATTGGACGCACAATCGATAATGGCGACTCCGTAGTTATCTTTCCATCATACATTCAAGAAAAAGATATAAATGATATGGTGATCGCTGGACATGATGTTCAAAAGATCGTAGAATGTAACACCTATAGTGGTTTAGAAGCTAAACTTAAATTCAACACTTGGAAGAAAATATGAGCAACGGCATCAAGGTTAAAAAAAGAGACGGTAGAATTGAATCTCTTGATTTGGATAAAATGCATCTCATGGTAGAAGAGGCATGTCAAAGTCTTGCTGGAGTATCTGCAAGTCAAGTGGAGATGCAATCTGGTATTCAATTTTATGATGGTGTTACCACTGATGAAATTCAAGAAATTTTGATTAGATCCGCAAGTGATTTGATTGATCTTGATCATCCAAACTATCAGTTTGTTGCTGCTAGGTTACTCCTGTTTGCTGTTAGAAAGCAATTGTATGGAAAGATGAGACAACTTCCTCATCTTGAAAAGCATATTGTGGATTGTACTTCCAAAGATGTTTATGACAAAGAGATTTTTGTTAAATATTCAAAGGAAGAAATAGATAAAGCAAATTCCTTTATCGATCACCATCGAGATTTTATGTTCACTTACGCAGGATTGCGTCAAGTTGTAGATAAGTATCTTGTTCAAGATCGTAGTGGTGGTGGAGTTTATGAAACTCCCCAGTTCATGTATATTATGATTGCTCTAACTATTTTTGCAGAATATCCAAAAGACACCAGAATGTCTTACGTCAAGAGGTATTATGACGCAATCTCCAAACACAAAATCAACATTCCCACACCTATCATGGCAGGAGTGCGAACTCCACTTCGACAATTTGCTAGCTGTGTTCTTGTTGATGTTGATGACACCCTCGATAGCATCTTTACTTCTGATATGGCTATCGGCAGATACGTTGCACAAAGGGCGGGAATCGGTATCAACGCAGGTCGCATCCGTGGAATCAACGCTAAAATCAGAGGTGGAGAAGTTCAGCACACAGGTGTTGTACCATTCCTCAAAAAATTTGAAAGCACTGTCAGATGTTGCACTCAAAATGGCATCCGAGGTGGATCAGCAACTGTCCACTTCCCAATCTGGCACCAAGAAATAGAAGACATTCTTGTTCTTAAGAATAATAAAGGCACAGAAGACAATCGAGTGAGGAAACTTGACTACTCAATCCAACTTTCAAAACTTTTTTACGAACGTTTCATTGCAGATGGGGAGATTAGCTTATTCTCACCGCACGACGTACCAGGTTTGTATGATGCTTTTGGTACTGATACATTTGACGATCTCTATGTACGCTATGAATCAGATGAGTTTACTCCAAAGAAAACTATCGGAGCACAGGAACTAATTTTAGATCTACTGAAAGAGAGGGCAGAGACTGGACGTATTTACATCATGAATATTGATCACTGTAACTCACATTCTTCCTTTAAAGATAAGATTGAGATGTCTAATCTTTGTCAAGAGATCACTTTACCTACCCATCCCCTTAATCATATTGATGATGAGTATGGTGAAATCGCACTTTGTATTCTCTCAGCTATCAATGTTGGGAAAGTAAAGTCTGATGAAGAACTTGAAAATCTTTGTGATCTTGCTGTACGTGGACTTGAAGAACTAATTGACTATCAGAAGTACCCTGTGAGGGCGGCAGAGATCGCTACAAGGGCACGTAGATCTCTTGGTATTGGTTTTATTGGTTTAGCACATTACCTTGCTAAACTGGGGTATGTATATGACTCTCAGGAGGCGTGGGATGCTGTTCATGGACTTTCTGAAGCGTTTCAATATTATCTTTTGAAGTCCTCCAATAAACTTGCTGAGGAAAAAGGACACTGTGAATATTTTGGACGTACAAAGTATGCTGACGGTATTCTTCCTATTGATACATATAAGAAAGATGTAGATGAAATTTCTTCTGAAAAGTTGGTTCATGATTGGGAGACTCTTCGCGCATCTATTTCCACCCACGGACTACGGCATTCAACATTGTCTGCTCAAATGCCATCAGAGAGCAGTTCCGTTGTGTCAAACGCAACAAATGGAATCGAGCCACCTAGAGACTATTTGTCCATTAAAAAAAGCAAAAAGGGACCGCTTAAACAGGTGGTTCCGTCCTACGGATCTTTAAAGAATAATTACACACTTCTGTGGGAAATGCCCAATAATCGTGGGTATATTAATATTGTTGCTGTAATGCAAAAATTCTTCGATCAAGCAATCAGCGGCAATTGGAGTTATAACCCCGAGAATTATCCTGACAACGAAGTACCAGTGTCCGTCATGGCACAAGACTTTTTGACTACATATAAGTACGGTTGGAAAACCTCTTACTACCAGAACACGAACGATCTTAAGTCTGATGAAGTAGAGGATGACAAAGAAAAACTGAATACTATGTTATCAGAACTAGAGAATGCTGATGAAGGTGAATGTGAATCCTGCGCGGTTTGATAAACTAAATATTCGTCAGTATAGTTCGGGATTAATTGATGAAGAGATTAATGATCTAATTAAATTAAGTGAAAATGCAAAGGGAGATCCATTTAGACCTGGTTTTCAGTGTTCTATCTTTGGTGATCCTGATGATACGCACTTTCCTTTATTTTTAGGAGACTTTGATAAACCTGTTGTAAAAAAATTAGAACAATCTTTTGTTAATGCCTGTCAAAATTATTTAAATTTGAAGGGGAATTATGAAGCAAGGGGATGGATTTCTGTCAGTTGGACTGATTTTGAAATCGATTTGCAAAATCAAGGTAGAACAACTAAAGTCGGTCCTTTCTGGCACAATCATACTTATGACAGAGGTAGGTATGATTATTATCGGTTGTCTGGTGTACTATACTTAACCCTTCCTGAGGGTTCAACAACAACCAGATTTTCTAATCAACCCGATATTAAAAAGAAAGATTTTTTTGATCTGCCCTATATCATAAATGAGTGGTTTATCTACCACGCCATGTTACCCCATTTACCGGGGGATCCTGGGAAGACAAATAAAAAAAGAATATGTGTAGCAGCAGACTATTGGATTAAGTAGGAAACTAATGGATTTTAAACTCAACGAAAAGAAAGTTGAAGGCATGACTGTCTTTAACACCGAACAAGTAAATACCAAAAAGCAACCAATGTTTTTTGGTAAACCATTGGGTGTTCAGAGATATGATTCATACAAATATCCTATATTTGATAAACTTACTACACAACAATTAGGATACTTTTGGCGTCCTGAGGAGGTGTCTTTACAAAAGGATCGTGGTGACTATCAGACTCTTCGCCCAGAGCAGAAGCACATCTATACTTCTAATCTGAAGTATCAGATCATGCTTGACTCTATTCAAGGTCGTGGACCTGGAATGGCATTCATTCCTTACTGTTCCTTACCTGAACTAGAAGCATGTATGGAGGTATGGGGATTCATGGAAATGATCCATAGTCGCTCCTACACATACATCATTAAGAACATCTATGCAGATCCTTCAGAGGTATTTGATAAGATTGTTACTGATCCTCGCATCCTAGAACGTGCTAGCAGCGTTACAGAGGCATATGATGATTTCATCAATAGTGCTCAGACATGGGGTAATGGCAACATGTGGAGGGAAGACTTTAGAACTTCTCCATCCTCACAATGGGAAATTAAAGATGTGAAACGCAAACTTTACAGAGCAGTTGCTAATGTCAACATACTGGAAGGTATTCGTTTTTATGTTTCTTTTGCTTGTAGTTTCGCCTTCGGTGAGCTCAAACTTATGGAGGGATCCGCTAAGATCATCTCCCTTATTGCAAGAGACGAGAACCAACACCTTGCCATCACCCAAAACATTTTGAACAAATGGAAACAGGGTGATGATCCTGAAATGAAACAGATCATGAAGGAAGAAAAGGAGTGGACATACAAAGCCTTTGATCGTGCTGTTAATGAAGAGAAAAGATGGGCAGATTACTTGTTCAAAGATGGATCAATGATTGGATTGAATGATAAACTTCTTCAGCAGTATGTTGAGTGGATCGCTAATCGTCGTCTTGTGGCTGTAGGTTTGGAGCGTCAGTATGACATCCCAGCCAGTAACAACCCTCTGCCATGGACACAGCATTGGATCTCCTCTAAGGGACTTCAGGTGGCACCACAGGAGACTGAGGTGGAGTCCTATGTGGTTGGTGGAATCAAGCAAGATGTGAAAAAGGACACATTCAGTGGATTCCAACTCTGATGTGTGCTTAAATAGGGGAAACGACTTTTTGTATAATTATGCCTAAGAATGAATTGAAAAAGGAAGAGTTGAAAAATCGTGTACTTCAATTAAAAAATGATGTATACGAAGAACCTGCTACTATATGGCAGGGGGATCGAGATATGGCACATAAATATCTCGATAAGGTATTAAACATTATTGATGAGTATCGATATTGATTATGAGAATCCATGGATCTATTTGGGTGTTCCCTTTGATGGTAGCCTTATTCGGGACAACTACGGTTTTGTTTATAACATTACCAATCTCACAAACCAACGACAATACATTGGGAGAAAGTATTTTTGGCAGCACAGAACGCCCAAAGGAAAGAAACGAAAAGTAAAATCCGAATCTGATTGGAAAAAATACTATGGCTCTTGTCCAGAACTTAAAGAAGACATTGAACGGATTGGTAGACAAAATTTTAGTCGCAACATCCTTACATTACATAAAACATCTGGCAAAACTAACTACGAAGAAACAAGACAACTTTTTATCAACGGAGTCCTTACCGAATCCCTTGACAACGGAACCCCAAAGTTCTACAATAGTAACATCCTCAGCAGATACTTTAGAAAAAATTACTATGGATCCAGTGATGCAAGCTCGTGATTGGGCAATCAAACGTATTGATAACATGTCCGATGTTGATAATGCAGGGCAAGTCTATGACAAACTTGCTTTGATAGATGAATGGTATGAATGGTTCGATCTTGACAAAATGGATGGAATGGATTACCTTGTACTTGAAGATCAAACAGAAGAATCTGAAATTTGACTTTATTTTTGTTTCAGTAGCTCAGTGGAATAGAGCAACTGCCTTCTAAGCAGTCGGTCGTAGGTTCGAATCCTACCTGAGACGCTAACGGAATTGGCAAACTACTTCCGTGCTCACATCTCCGAGAGAAAAAAGAATCGGAATAAACCCGTGTGGGAAAGGGTGGGATCCCCTTGGTGCCCCGTTGTTGACTGATCACCAACAACGGTATTTTTGCGGGATTAGTTCAGTGGTAGAACGTCAGCCTTCCAAGCTGAATGTCGTCGGTTCGAATCCGATATCCCGCTTCCCTCCAAATGTATTATGTCTGAACATGATTTTGGAGGACTTGAAAGTCATCCTGTCAACATACTAAGATTGATTAGTGAATTGGAAGGATCATCCCAAATGTGTAAATATATGGGGTTTCAAGATGATATGGATACTCTCAATGAAATGAAGAAGAGATATTATAAACTCTACTTCAAAACAAAAAAAGAGTATGATAATCCTCTATAGCTCAGTTGGTAGAGCAGGTGACTGTTAATCACCCTGTCCCTGGTTCGAGTCCAGGTGGAGGAGTTCCAATTACTCTGCAACATTGATTATGGAAGAAAATCTATGGTATTGTACATACCACAGATCAAAAAATTATCGATGGGGCAGTGGTAATTGGTGTATTACTGAAGATTTAGAAAAAATTCATTATCTTTTTTTAGAAGATATTCTTCATCTTTTAACGAAAGAAAGATTGAAACCCGTTTTATTAAAGTCTATTGGATGGAGAGATAAACATGTTTTTCCAGAACCTTGGGTAACAGAAAGGTATGACTTATGTGATATGCGATGCCCTGGCATTATTACAAATGGACCCAACCCTTACGATAATAAATATCGAATGGTTGATGGCAGACATAGAATACATAAACTGTTAACTAACGGAATAAAAAAAAGTAATTATTATGTTATTGAATGGGATGAACTAAAAGATTTCTTTTTAGAAAGTAATGATAGTGTAGTTATTGAGAGATTAGATCGATATATGATGCTTCCGTAGATTAGGAAGAACCGGGCGAATAGCTCAGAGGTAGAGCACCTCCTTTACACGGAGATTGTCGGGGGTTCGATCCCCTCTTCGCCCATGTCGAATTCAATGTATGTCAAATGATTATCGTAAGATGCAAAGAATGTAACAAAGAAATTGTCAGTAGCAACAAGACACAAGTCTGTAGTTGTTCTAACATGATGAGTGTTAAGGGAGATAAAGTTTCTGCAAGAGACTTATCTAAAATCTTAATGATTGACAATGATTCTTTACAAAAAAATAAGTCAGTGTTATCAAATCAGGACTTAGCCTTTCAAGAAGAACGTAAAAAGAGAAAAGTACGTAAATTGGACTTTGATGTTCGTTAAATATTAATGTAGGCATTCTTTCTACCATCATGCATCCAGACGAAACTGCCAATTGGGCAATCATCAAAGAGACTTTTGAGGAAAACGGCACAACAGACAACTACTATTATAAGCGAGCTTGTGCTATAGTAGGAGGGCAACCAGATCCAATGAAATATCTTCCAAATGTCTCACAGGATGGATGAAATCATACCTGAGCACTATGTAACTGAAAAGCAGTGCCAGGAAATGATTGACAAAGCAATTGACAAACACAATAAAACTGCTACAATTATAAGTGCCATCCTAGGTGGAATCCTTTTGGCATTTTATTCCCATGGAGTTCTTTCTTTAGTTGGAAGAGTTTAAGGGACTGTCGCATATTGGTTAATGCGCTCTGCTTATAACGGAGTCAACTGGGTTCAATTCCCAGCAGTCCTACCAGGGGGCTTAGCAATCTGGTGAATGCAGCAAACTCATAATTTGCCTAAGGCGAGTTCGATCCTCGCAGCCCCTATTGACAAACATACATAAGTCAGTTATAATTGAATCGTCAACACACAAGACAATGACACTGACTAGCAAATTCAAGAAGGACGTACAGACTCTCCGCAGTGCAGCAAATGGAGAAATCTTTCTCGATGTAAAGAATCCAAAACTTTTCAAAAAAGTTCGAAAGTTTTATGAAAGTATTGGTGTTGTTTTTTCGGGTGATGCACTCGATGATTATGATATCTTGATGGAACAAATCTCTGTCGATCTTGAATCTGTAGAGGTAGTGTAATGGCATGGACTGAGCAAGAAACAGCAGAATATTTCTATCGCGAAACACTGGTTGACGCTGGTGTTCCTCTTGATAAAATTGAACCACTAGATGGATCTTCTGAATCCCTAATCAAAAAAATCAATGCCTACTTCCAAGATCAAAGTTCTTTTTGAACGTGCTGCTTTCCGTTTTATTGAAAAAGGTATTCTAGAAAATGGAATGCCAGACTATCGCTTGCAGGAACAAGACTACTACAATCGAAAATGGTTTGATGTTTACCTGTTCGACAACCAGGCACAATGCCTTCTAGCAATGGAAGATGCAGAGTATCCTAAGTGGTTGACAGGTAAACCTTGTTACGTCAAAGACGTTGTATCTAAATAGTCATATAGAATTCTTTACCAACTATGTCAACAAAAGGAACGGCAGCAAAATCTGTAAGTGGTGCAGCGATGTCAAAATATGATGTCGAAGTGGAAGCAAGACTCCAGGCACTTGAATCACATACACATGATAAAAGTGATAATGGTGGAGGTGGAGTAGATCCTGAGAAATTTGCTGCACTTGAAGCAAGATTTCAAAAACTTGTAGAAAAAGTTTCCTACAAACTTGGCGGTGACTACTACGTCTGATATAATTACTAAGTAAAAACTATTCATCATGTCTGAATATAAGAAAACAGCACTGGTTCTGGGTGCTGGTGGTTTCATTGGAAGTCATATGGTAAAACGACTCCGCGAAGAAGGGTACTGGGTTCGTGGAGTCGATCTTAAGCAACCAGAATTTTCATCAACTAGGGCAAATGAGTTTGTGCAAGGTGACTTGCGTGATGTAGAATTTGTTCGTCGTGTCATTCAATTCAAAGGATATCAGGGGAACTTCTATAACTCTGTTCCGTATCAATATATCCAACCTTTTAACGAGATCTATCAGTTTGCTGCTGATATGGGAGGTGCAGGTTACATCTTTAGTGGTGATCACGATGCTGATGTCATGCATAACTCCTGCTCTGTTAATCTAAATGTGCTTGAAGAAGTTCGTAAACTGAATGAGACTTTTAATGGTGAAGTAAAAGAGTGGACAGAAGCAAATAGACCTCTTTGGTTGCAACCAACCAAGATCTTCTACAGTTCTTCTGCTTGCATGTACCCCGAACATAATCAACTAGATCCTGATAACCCAGACTGTCGTGAAGAATCAGCATACCCCGCAGCACCAGACTCCGAATACGGATGGGAGAAACTCTTTAGTGAGCGTCTCTACTTTGCTTACAACAGGAACTATGGTATTCCTGTTCGTGTCGCTCGTTACCATAACATCTTTGGACCCGAGGGAACCTGGGACGGTGGAAAGGAGAAAGCTCCAGCTGCAATCTGCCGTAAAGTCGCTGAATTATCACCACTCGGCGGATCCATCGAAGTGTGGGGAGATGGCTTACAGACTCGTTCCTTCCTGTTCATTAATGAATGCATTGAAGCAACTCGACGACTGATGGATAGTGACTTCATGGGTCCTGTTAATATTGGTTCTGAAGAGATGGTTACCATCAATCAACTTGTAGATACTGCTGCTCGCGTTGCGGGTAAAAAAGTTACTAAAGATCATATTGATGGACCTCTTGGTGTTCGTGGAAGAAACTCAAATAACGATTTGATTCGTGAGAAACTTGGATGGGATTACTCTCAGACACTTGAAGAAGGAATTCGTTTGACTTATAATTGGATTGCTAAGCAGGTGTCCTCACGATGATTATTACAGTATTGGGTTCAAGTGGACAGATAGGTGCTTATCTTTCGAGTCATCTTCGTGATAAGGGACATGAAGTCATTGAGATTGATAAAGAGTTGGGATCTAGCCATAACTTGACTGTCATTCCAAATGAGTTTGTTGAGTTGCAAATTAAACGCTCTGACTTTGTATTCGTCTTAGCGTTTGATGTTGGTGGATCTAGATACCTAAAGAAGTATCAGCATACGTTTGATTTTGTTAATAACAATACTCGTATGATGGCAAACGTATTTACGATGCTTGAGAAGCATCATAAACGTTTTGTCTTTGCTTCTTCTCAAATGAGTAACATGAGTTACTCTCCTTACGGTGTTCTTAAGAGAGTTGGTGAACTCTATACCTCAACATTGAAAGGACTTACAGTTAAGTTCTGGAATGTTTACGGTATTGAGAAAGACATGGACAAAGCACATGTCATTACTGATTTCATCCGTAAAGGATTTGAAGAAACTAAATTTGAGATGTTGACTGATGGCACTGAAGAACGTCAGTTTCTCTATGCTGAGGACTGTTGTGAGGCACTAGAAACAATCATGGATAACTATACGGACTTCAAACCAGAAGATCCTCTCCATATTACGTCATTTAATTCTAGTACTGTTAGAGAAATCGCTAACATTATTCAAGGATGCTTTGGATTGATTGGAAATCATGACGTAGTCATTAAGTCTGGACTTGCTAAAGATAGTGTTCAGATGGATAAGAGAAACTCACCAGACACTTATATTCTTGACTGGTGGATTCCTAAAACCACTATTGATGTGGGTATCAGAAAAGTATTTAATGAAATGAAAAAGAACTATGGCTACTAATCTTTCCGAAATTAGAAACTTTATTAATGAACCTCATTGTGATCTTGGTGTCAATGCCTGGGCTCTTGCAGAATTGGTAAAGACATTTAAGAATGCAAGATTTTTGGATCTTGGTGTGCGTCTTGGCGCATCATCAGCGATTATGTCTATCGATGCAAATGAAAACAATAATCAAGTATGTGGTTGTGACTTGATGTTTGATGGTTTTCAACGTAATGGTGCTCGTTTCGTTGAAGAAAATTATATTTGCTATCAAGCAGATAGTGTAACTCTTGGTAAAAACTGGGACGAAGATCCTTTTGATATCATCTTTGTTGATACAATTCATACTCGTGAGCAAGTCCTTGCCGAAATGTATTATTGGATCAATCACATTAAAGAAGGTGGATATTTTATTTTCCATGATTCTCATTGGATAGGTTCGGGTGGTGAAGATAACCCGGTACAAGAAGATACTTATGGTGATACCATTGGTGGTAAATTATGGAAGCGTCCTGACGTAGCAGTTACAGATTTCTTTGGACTGTCTAGTAGCGTTCGTGAATTGGGTGACTACGAGGATGAAAATATCAAAATAGATCATTATAAACCAAGTCATGGTATGACTTTTGTTCAAATTAAAAATCTTGATTCCATCAATGAATTTAAGAAAAATGTTGATTGGAAACAAGTTTTTGAGATTCGTAATTGGTTGAATGATCTTCACTTTAATCCAGAGAATCCTAACTTTGTTGATTGGCAACAAGACATTACCAACATTGAAAATGAATTAGTTCTTAATCCATGACATTTGAAGTATCACATTGGAGTGGCAGGTTAGGTAATAACATCCAACAGGTTGCTAACTGCTTAATGGCTGCTGAAGGTTATAAGTCTGTCTTTAGACAGAAACTTGATCATGATATTATCAGCAATTTTAAAGTTGATTTTCAAGAAATGTCTCACACTTCGCAGTGGGCAGGAAAGGGAAGGTATTATTCATGGGAACCTTTGATTCATTGTGAGAAAGGTATTCATGAAGGCAGTAATGAAACGGGTGTAGAGGTAGATTTTATTTACAAAAACATGCGTCGTATTTGTAAAAATCATATCGCACCAAATCTAAAACTTCCTGAAAAAGAAGTGATAGGTGAAGATACTATTGTCATGCATTTAAGGAGTGGTGATAATTATCATCGTATCTTTGATCCACCGACTAACTATGTTCCCAATCCTCTAATTTTTTATTTAAATTTAATTGAGAGTTTTGATAAGTGTATCCTCATTACAGAACCTGATGATAAGAACCCAATCGTTCATGAGTTAAAAAAAATTGATAAGGTTCAGATTCAATCTTCCTCTGTTGCTGAGGACTTTGCAACATTGATGAGTGCAAAAAATCTTGCACTTTCTGGTGTTGGTACATTTGCAATAGCAGCATCTTTATGTTCCAGTAAGATAGAAAATCTATTCACTACAGATTTGCTGTTGACTGAACACCTAAATTATACTATGCTATTCAACACAGATGTTGAAGTTCATGTTATGGAACTGGGTGAGGATTATATTCCAGTCATTCCGTGCAGTTGGGCGAACACTGAAGAGCAAAGACAGTTTATTCTAGATTATAGATGAAAATCTTCGTTACAGGTTGTGCTGGTTTGCTTGGAGCAAACTATGCTCGACACCTCCTTGCCTCTGGGCATGAAGTAATAGGTATTGATGATCTCTCTGGAGGGTACAAAGCGTTTGTGCCTAAAGGGGAGAAATTTAGTTTCGTAAAATTAAACCTAGAAAAAAGAAAAAAAGTTGTTGAACTTTTTAAAGAACATCAACCTGATGTTCTCATTCATTTTGCGGCGTATGCAGCTGAAGGACTATCTCCTTTTATTCGTAATTTTAATTATCGTAATAACCTTATTGTTTCCGCTAATCTAATCAATGAGTGTATCACCTACGGAACGAAAGTCATATTTACTTCTAGTATGGCAGTCTATGGTGATCAAGAACCACCCTTTACCGAAGATAAACGTCCACAACCTATTGATCCATATGGTGTGGCAAAATATGCGGTAGAGTGTGATTTAAAACTCGCTCATGAACAGTTTGGACTTCGATATAATATTGTTCGTCCTCATAATGTTTTGGGAGTATATCAAAACATCTGGGATAGATATCGCAATGTGATTGGAATCTTTATTCGTAAAGCACTTAACGGACAACCCATTCTTGTATATGGTGATGGAGAACAAACTCGTGCGTTTTCTGATATCAAATATTACATGGAACCATTTGATAAACTTCTGACGGATTTTGATGGTGAGACATTCAATATTGGTGCTGATAAATATTTTTCTCTTAATGAAGTCGCACTAACAGTTCAGACTGTCGCTTTCAAATATGGTTATGATGTTCCTATTGAGTATGGAGAACCACGCCATGAAGCTAAACATGCTTTCTGTGATCACACAAAAGCAAAATCAATGTTGAACTTTAAAGATCAAACAAATCTTGCAGAGTTAATTGAGAGTATGTTCATTTGGGCAATGAAGCAACCAAATCGTAAAGTTAAGAGTATGGAATACGAAGTCACAAAAGACATTTATGATTATTGGAAATGACTGATTTAGAAGTACTAGAGGGGCAGTATCCCACAGGATCTGAAAGGTATTTTGCCGATAAACATGATCGATTAAAGTATAAATTTTCTGGATCTGAGGATGTTATTGAAAACCATTCTCAATCAATGCAAGACATGTTTGTTCTTTCTGTATTAGATGGAAAGACGAATGGAGTTTATGTAGAGGTTGGAGCAGATCGCCCAAGAGTAATCAATAACACTTGGTTACTTGAATCAATGTATGATTGGATGGGTGTTTCTTTTGAGATTGATCCAATTAAAGTTGATTACTTTAATACTATTAGGAGAAACAAATGCATATGTGCCGATGCTACAGAATTTGACTATAAGTTTTTATTTGAAGAGAGGAACTACCCAAAACAAATTGATTATTTGCAATTAGATTGTGATCCTCCTGAGGTTACTCTTGCATGTTTAAAAAAGTTACCTCTTGACGACTACAGATTTTCTATAATTACCTTTGAGACAGATCTATATGCTGGTGGACATGCAGTTCAGAAAGAGCAATGGGAAATTCTATGTAGTTTGGGATATAAAAGAATTGCAAAAAATGTAAATAATGAAGGTAATCCATATGAAGATTGGTGGATTGATCCTTTAATCATATCTGAAGATAGATGTGTACCTTTTATGATTGATGATGTGGAATTTAGTAAAATTGTTTTAAACTGATGTTATTAGACTTTAATCGACTCAAGCAAGAACACAACGTAAACATCACGGGTGTTATCCATGTTGGTGGACATATTGGTGATGAACTTGAAGAATATCGTGGTGTAGAAAACTTAATTATTTTTGAACCACAAAAGCATTGCTATGATCAACTTGTAGAAAAAGCAGAGCGTATTGGTTTACCTGGTAAGTTTGTAAATTGTGCTCTAGGAAATTTCATTGGTGAAGCTGAAATTACCTCTGATCCAACTGGACTTACTGGATCACTATTAGAACCTGGATTAGTTGTAGACTATCCTGACATTGTGTTTAGTGAGAAGTTTATGGTTGATGTTTCTAAAATGGATGAAGAAATTCCTTCAGATCATCCGTATAACTTCCTGAATATGGACGTTCAGGGGTATGAATTAGAGGTTCTGAAGGGCGGAACTACCACACTTGAGAAGATCGAGTATGTTATGACTGAGGTTAATCGTGCTGAGGTTTATAAAAAGTGTGCTATGATTGAAGAACTCACCGAATTCTTGGCACAATACAACCTTGTAAAAGTTGCCGAAGCATGGCATGGCGACTGGGGTGATGCATTTTACATTAAGGGATGAACATGAAAGTTTTTGATTCGTTTATTTTTTTCAACGAACTTGAGTTGCTTGAGATGCGTCTCAACATCTTAGGAGACGTTGTAGACAAGTTTGTTCTTACAGAATCTCCTTATACTGTCAGTGGTAATGAAAAACCATTGTATTATGAGGAGAATAAAGATAAATTTGCTAAGTGGAGTGATAAGATTGTTCACAATATTACAGAAGAAATTCCAAATGACTTCTCTAATATGATGGAGAAGAGTAAGTTTCATATTGGTTATGGTGAACTTGATCCATATGGACAACGTTTTATTGATCTTCCTATCCGTTTCCAACGTGCTGTCTATAATCGTAATGCTAGTTGTTTTGGCATTGAGAAAGCTGGTGCTGAAGATGGTGACATCGTGATGACTAGTGATGCTGATGAAATTATCAACCCACTTGTTCTTGAGGATCTATTCTGGTTTGATCCTAGTAAACATTACACAACTATTTGCAATGCTTATTACTTTAAACTAAACTTCTTATATCAATGTGACTGGATGGGAACGAGACTTTGTACTTGGAAACACCTGAAAGGAACCACTATTGATCAGCATCGGCAAGATCATGCTAATGCTTATAAGATTACTAATGGTGGTTGGCACTTCAGTTTCTTAGGAAACGCTGAAAACTTTAAACTGAAACTTGCTTCCTATGAACACACAGAGAACAATATCGCATCTAACACTGACAACGCAGAAGAAAAGATAGAACAAGGACTCGATCCTATCGGTAGAGGAATGACATATGAAGCAGTCCCTATCGACGACAGTTATCCAGAATATATTCAAAATAACCAGGAAAAGTACGCAGAATTTATTAAACCATGGAACTAATTGAAGGTGTAGCACTGTCTAGACTTTGTGATTACTCATTTGGTGATCAAGCTGGACAGTGGAGCAACATTCACACACACTTTATGAAGGATGCAAATTTTATAAACGTTGAGTTTGCTTCCAAAGTATTTGAAATAAAGAAAAGTAGAGATTATATGACTCTCTTTATTGATAATATTCGTTTATATAAAAGAGATATAGTTGAAGTAAAGGAGAGTGATAAATCAGTTGTAAATGCCATGATGGAGAATAGTGATCTCCTTAAATTATGTGGCGAATTTCCAGAAATGAACTTTATCATCTTTACAAATTTGGAGGACACTCCTCTTGATGAGTATGTCTTTGATTCTATACCTGATAATGTTCTACGTATCTGTGCTGCTAATTCCATGGTATGGGGAGACAAAGTAATTCCGGCTCCCTATGGAGTTCAGAGACTCATGTCTTACAATGATGATAGGATTCAGGTTCTTAAGTCATACATGACTAAAGAAAAAATGCCTACAGCGTTTAGATTGTTGTATGTTGGTATTAATGAAAACTCTCATGAAGAGAGAACTGGATTAACTAAAAAGTTTCTTGATAACCCATGGGCAACTGTGGAGACGGAGAGAGTTAATTTTGAAACTTATCTTGATAGGATGTGGCGGTGTAAGTTTGTCTTATGTCCTAGAGGAAACGCTATTGATTGTCATAGAAACTGGGAAACAGTTTACATGGGTAGAGTTCCTGTGATGAAGAGGAATCCTTATCTTGAAGAATTATATGCACCATATCAAGTTCTTTGGGTAAATGATTACTCTGAAGTGACTGAACAACTTTTATTGGACAACAATCAACTTTTTCTTGACGCTCAAAATGTTGATCTTAGTTCTCTTGATCTTAATAATTTTTTTGAAAAATGGAAAAAACCTTAGTAGTATCAAATCACAATTCTGACTTAGAGTGGTTAAACACCACTTACGATTATGGGTTTTCTCCTGACAACACCATCATCTATGATAGAAGCGATGAGGTAAAGGACTGGAGTCACCTGGGTAAAAACATTAGATCACCTAATGTTGGTGAGAATATCTACGACATTATGCGTTATATTGTAGAGCATTATGAAAATCTCCCTGATGTCTGCATCTTTATCAAGGGTAATATGTTTCAGCGTCCTGAAGATAGGGGTGGTGCTGAGTATTATACAACTCATGATAGATTCTATCGTGCCCTAAGTGCAGAGTATTTTCTTCCTATTGAACGCTTCCATGATTCCACTGTCTTAGTTTGTAATGGTGGTGGATTTATTCAACCAACATGGGAGGCTGTTAGCAATCAGACAGTTTACACTAGACATTTTGCGACATTCCCTCAAATGTTGAATAAACTGTTTATAGATCCACCAAATTTTCCTTATAATAGGTTCGCACCTGGGGGAAATTATGTTGTTCCCAGAGCAAATATTCTTAAATTTAGTAAAGAGTTCTATGAAAAACTGCAGTTCTATGTCTCATACGAACCACCTGAGGAGTTTCAAAGCACTTCTGGGGAGTCATATTTGATTGAGAGACTTCTTTATATGATGTGGACAGAGGATTTGCAAGAATGTTAAGCGTCTATGGTGCAGGATATATTGGTGGTAGATATTGCCAGATGTATCCAAAAGATACGCATGTTATTCCTAGAGAGCAAAGATCTCCTGTATCTAAAGAGATTTTATATTTGATTTCTACGATTGACAATAGTAATATCCATGACAATATTACATTAGACGTAGAAACAAATCTCCGTATTTTTTGTGAAGTGCTTGATCATTGTCGTAGTGATGATATCTGTATCAATTTTATTTCTTCTTGGTTCGTTTACGGGGATTGTGATCTTCCTGCAAAAGAAGATTCGATTTGTAACCCAAAAGGTTTCTATTCAATTACTAAAAAGTGTGCTGAGGATTTGCTGATTGACTTTTGTAGAACATATAAAGTAAAGTATAGAATAATGCGAATGCCCAATGTCGTTGGTGGAATTGATCCAAAGGCATCTCCAAAGAAAAATGCAATTCATTATTTAATTGAAGAACTTAAAAAGAATAATAACATCACTTTATATAATAATGGTGAAATTATTAAAGATATTATGCATGTTGATGATGTATGTAGAGGTATCAATAGAGTTATTAATGAAGGGGAATATAATACCATCTACAATATTGGAAGTGGACAGCAGACAACTCTTGGTGATATAATTAGAATAGCAAAGCATTTCTTAAATTCAGAATCTAAAATTCTGACAAAGAAAGCAATTACTCAAGATATGTTTCTTGACTCCTCAAAATTGAGGAAACTTGGATTTCAACCACAAATATCTCAAACTGAAATTATCAGAGAACTATGTACCAACTGATTGATACCTTTATTGAGTCAGCAAAGGAGATGGATGAGGATATCTTTCCTTTTATGGCTAATAAAAATTGGGAAGAAGGTAAACCCGTTTACTATTCTGGACCTTACTGGGATGATGATGAGGCGAGAGAATTAATTTATGCTGTTATGAAGGGTAAGTGGTTATCCTCTGGTGAAAAAGTAAACAAGTTTGAACACGAATTCTCAAAGAAATTTGGTTATAAACAATCAGTGATGGTGAACTCTGGTAGTTCTGCTAATCTTGTAATGATTGCTGCACTGAAAAAATATTTTAATTGGGCAGACGGTGACGAAGTTATTGTATGTGCTTGTGGGTTTGCAACAACTGTTGCACCCATTGTACAAGCAGGACTTAAACCTGTGTTTGTTGATATTGATTGGCATGATCTTAACTGGAATCTTAAAGAGGTTGAGGCAAAGATTGGTGATAGGACTGTAGCTGTAATCTCATCACCAGTTTTAGGTAACCCTTATGATATGAATAAACTTTATGATATCTTAGACAAATATAAAATTGAACTTATTGCAGATAATTGTGATAGTCTAGGTAGTAAGTATGACGGCAAATATCTTACTGAACGTGCTGTAGCTGCATCGTGTTCTTTTTATCCTGCCCATCATATTTGCACTATTGAAGGTGGTATGGTTTCCTCTGATAACAAGGCAATCATTGATCTGGCACGTAGTTTTGCGTGGTGGGGGCGAGGTTGTTATTGTGTAGGACAACAGAATCTTTTATCAAATGGTGTATGTGGACGACGATTTGATAAGTGGTTAGAAAATTATCCAGATATTGTAGATCATAAGTATGTCTTTGGGAATATGGGTTATAATCTAAAACCTCTTGATCTTCAGGGAGCAGTTGGTTCGGTTCAACTCTTAAAGTTTGAAGATATCCATAATAAACGCCGCAATAATAAATGGAAAATTCATCAAATTCTAGAAAAAATCCCTGGAATTCGTGTCATAAATGAAAAATCAATTGCAGAGACAAGTTGGTTTGGTGTGCCTATTCTGTGTAATAATAAAAAATTAAAGCACTCTCTTGTCAAACATTTTGAAAATAATAAAATTCAAACTAGAAACTATTTTGCTGGAAATATTTTACTTCATCCTGGATATTCACATCTTGATGACGCGAATAAATATCCAAACGCGAACCAAGTGTTGGACTTAGTGTTCTTCCTTGGATGTTCGCCTACAATCACCAATAAGATGATTGATTATATCAGCAAAGTGGCATCTGAATATGTTAGCAACTGAATTTTTGCATGGACAAGGACTTGGAAATCAACTATTTGCATATGTAACAACTAGAGTTTTAGCCCGTAGACTGGGTTATGATTTTGGTATTAAAGGACTTCAGAGTGCAGGAGACTCTAGGGTTAATCAAAAAGGTTTTTATTTTATGAACCTTGATTATGGTAAAGAGGTTCCTGATAATCTTGTTAGATATAGTGAATACAGACACGCATTACATACTGACAAATGGTTGCATACTGATATCCGTTTAACTGATAGGGGTTTATTATCTATTCCTAACAATCATATAATCTATGGTAATTTTCAATCTGAAGATTACTTCTATGATGAGATTAATTTGGTTAAGGAGTGGTTAAAAGTTCGTGTCATGTACGAACATAGTGATACAAATGGAAAGAACATCTGTGTTCTGAATTTTCGTGGTGGAGATATGATTGGCAATGCTGGTGCATATGTCCCTAGATCATATTGGATAAATGCAATGGAGCATATGTCACAATATAATCCAAATATGGAATATTGTATTGTAACTGATGATGTTGAGGCTGCTAGAAATATGCTTCCCGATATTCCAGCATATCATGTTGATGTGGCATGGGATTATGTTGCTGTTAAGAATGCAAGGAATGTTATTTGCACCACATCCACTTTCTCCTGTTTTCCTCTTTGGACATCAAAGAATCTAGAGATGTGTATCGCACCTAAGTACTGGTTCCATCACAACCTTTCAAAAGGTTGGTGGAGTTTGGGATGTAGCATTTATAGTTATCCAACATTTTATATGGATCGAGAAGGAAAACTCTTTACACCAGACGAATGTAGGGTAGAATGGGATGAGTACAAAAAGAAATCAAACATTTACGATGGTGATCTATGATGCCAAAAATTAATCTACATGATGTTACTCTGATATCTGTAGACACCACAGATGATCTATCAGGCACTCTTAATGGTGTCTTTACTAGTATGTCTGGCATTAATTATGGTGCCGTCAAACTTATTACTACACAAGAACAAATTGATAAAAATCCAGATCTTGTGAAAGAAGGTGTCACGATGGAAACTTCTGTTCGTGATATTAAAAACTATAATGATTACAACTATTATGTAATCTATCATCTACATGAACATGTTGATACATCACATTGTCTGTTAGTTCAACCGGATGGTTTTGTATTATTCGCAGACAAATGGGATGATACTTGGCTTGAATATGATTACATTGGTGCTCCATGGGCATACGTAGAGGATGCATACATTGATCCTTTTGGCAATCATCATAGAGTTGGTAATGGAGGATTTTCTATGCGTAGTAAAAAATTCCTTGAAGTTCCTACAAAGGTAGAAGTGCCTTGGGAAACAAACAATAGTGACTTTTACTGGATGCCTGAAGGTATTGTGAACTATCATGAGGATGGTAATGTCTGTGTTCACAACAGACATATCTTTCAAGAACAAGGTATGAAATATGCTCCCGTTGATGTTGCCGTCAGGTTCTCACAAGAAACCAGGGTTCCTGAAGCTGAAGGTATCACACCGTTTGGTTTCCACTATAGACTTCCCCCCGGAGTAGAACTTTCATGATCGGACACAATCACATTGGCAAGAATGGAAGGTTTGGCAATCAGATGTTCCAATATGCAGCAACCAGAGGTATTGCACATAATCAAGAGGTTGATTTAATCATCCCCGATGGACCTAGAACTGATGATAAGTTCATTGATGAGGAGAATCAACATAAACTCTTCATGGCTTTTAATATGACTGGTGCTAAAAACATTGGTATGTTTGAAGCACCTTATCGAAAGGAAGCAAGTTTTAGATTTGATGGGGATTTATTTGAAAACTGTGATGATAATGTAAACCTCTATGGTTATTTCCAGTCAGAGGAATACTTTGCTCATATTGAAGATGAGATTCGTGAAGACTTTACTTTTAAACCTGAAGTTCAAAAACTCTGTAAAGATATCTGGAAAGAAATTGTAACTGATGAAGGATACACCGAAGCAATCGGACTCCACGTCCGGAGAACAGATCATCTTACCAAACCAACCTTCCATCCAGTCCTTCCAATTTCCTACTACGAAGAGGCACTTGGACGATTGCCTGAGAATATCCCTGTGTTTGTATTCACGGATGATCCATCGTGGGCGTTTGGACACAAGTTCTTTGAATCAGATCGTTTCTTTATCTCTGAGAGTGACAACATTCACGATATGTGCCTCATGTCCATGTGCGACTATAATATCATCGCAAACTCCACCTTCTCATGGTGGGGAGCATGGCTCGCAGGGCATGACAGAGTGATTGCACCTAAACTTTGGTTTGGATCGGATGGTGAGGATCCAACCGATATTTACATTGATCGCTGGGAATATCTTGATGTCTGAAATTACAGTATGTATTCCCACTTATGAATACAAAGGTGACGGAGTTGCTTACCTTGGAGATTTGTTTGATAGTCTTGCTAGGCAAACCTTTCAAAACTTTGATGTTGTCATCTCTGATCATAGTAAAGATGATGTAATTATGGAATGGTGTCGCCACTGTCACTATGACTTTAAAATTACCTATTTAAAAAATCCCAATGGACGTGGATACCAAGCACCTAATACCAACTGTGCTATTGAAAATGCAGAAGGTAGAATCTTAAAATTAATCTATCAGGATGATATTTTTGTAGACGATAATGCATTGCAAAAGATCTATGATGTATTTCAAACTGGTATTAAATGGTTGGTTCATGGGTTTACTCACACCACTGATGGTGTAGAAACTCATAGAAACTGTTCTCCCAGATGGACACCTAGAATGGTAGAAGGTGATAACCTGCTTGGGAGCCCATCATGCACTGCATTTCTTAATGGCACGTATGACGGTATGGATGAGAATATAAAACTTCTTATTGATACTGAACTCTATCATCGTATGAGGTTTAAACATGGTATGCCTGCACTAATGAACGATATTCTTATTGCCAATAGAGAGCACGATAATAGAATGAGTGCTACAGGTGTTGACTACGATGCTATCATCTCAGATTCATCTAGAACTTGGATGGTAAATAAGGCAGAGATAGATCACATCTATAGTAAGCATCCAGAATTTTTTGCAACTAGAAAGTATCCTGATGAAAATTGATTTAAAACAAGCGACTTTTATTATTCCTATACGTATTGAATCTGAAGATAGGCTTAGAAATGTCATCACTTCTATTGCATTTCTTCTCAATAACTTTGACACAAATATAATTGTCAAAGAAGTTGATAAGACATCTGTATTTGCAGAACAAGTATTACCTCAGTTAGAAAGTTTTTTTGGTGTAGCAAAAGTTAAACACATCTTTGAAGAAAGTGATGAATCTTTGTTTCATCGTCAAAGAGTTTTAAACGAAATGATAATGGAAGCAGACACAGACATCGTAGTGAACTATGATTGTGATGTGATTCTTCCAGTTGAGTCATATACTCTTGCATATAATGGTATTATGGATGGTGTTTACGATGTGGTTTATCCATATGGTAATGGAATGTATCAACGTCAAGTAAACGCTGAAGATAGTGTTGTATCAAATTTTCTTGACGGTAATGACTACGGCGCTTTGAATAGGGTTTCTACTGAGCATTCCTCTGACTATGGATGGGCACAGTTCTTTCGTAGAAAATGTTATATCGATGGCGGTATGGAAAATGAAAACTTCCGTGCATATGCACCAGAAGATAAAGAAAGATATTATAGATTTACTACATTGGGATATAGAGTGGGTAGAATCAACAATGTTGTCTATCACTTAGAACATGTTAGGGGTGAAAACTCTTGGTTCTCTAATCCTCATATGCAAAACAACAATCTTGAATGGGAAAAAATTAATAAGATGGACAAAAAGAATTTAATGGATTATTATTCAAAACAGGATTATCTAAAGAAGTATGTTAGCATTTAATGGTATTGGTAATCTAGGTAGACTGGGCAATCAAATGTTCGAATATGCGGCGTTACGGGGTATTGCTGCAACACATGGATATGATTGGTGCATTCCTCCATATAGTGCTGAGAGCACGACTGGAGAAAACTACAGTCTTCACTATTGTTTTAAGATGGAGGATGTTGATGATAACCATCTAGGTATGTTGGGCACAGGTGTGTTTCATCAGGAGAGACACTTTCATTATGATAAACTCCTGGTAGAGAATTGTCCTGATAATGTTAGTTTGCATGGATTTTTTCAATCTGAAAAATACTTTAAGAATGCAGAGAATATTATTAGGAAGGAATATACATTTCATGATGAACACTTGATACCATGTAAAGAAATTATGGATCAGTATAAGGATCAGGAACCTATCATGCTTCATGTTAGACGGGGTGATCCTAATCTGACAGATTCCCGTGGATTTAAGTGGAGTTATACTCAGTGTTCATCGATGCATCCCCCTCAAACTATTGATTATTATGAAAATGCTCTTGATCAATTTGATGACAATCAACCCGTCTTTGTTTTCTCTGATTCTATTGATTGGGTGAAGGAGCAGGAGTTCTTCTCTGGTGATAGATTTTTAATTTCAGAACCAGTAGATAAGTATAGTGATGGTTCTCTTACACCATATGCTGATTTGTGCTTGATGTCTTTATGTTCTCATGCTATTATTGCTAATAGTAGTATGAGTTGGTGGGGAGCCTGGTTACAGTCGAACCCCAACAAAAAAGTTATCGCTCCGAAAAATTGGTTCGGATCGACATATGCAGATAAAGACACTACAGATCTCTATTGTCCTAATTGGATTGTCCTATGAACAGAATTACTGATTACGCCGAACTGGAATCCAGAATTGTTTCCTGGATTCGCGAATACGCTGATAACAATTTTATAGAAGCACTAGTTATTGGTGTTTCAGGTGGTATTGATTCCGCTGTAGTCTCTACCCTGTGTGCGAAAACTGGCATTGCTACATTTGTGTTGACGATGCCTCTTGAATCAAAACTTGATAACACAATTCTTTCTACGACACATGCAACATATCTCAAAGAAAAGTATGATAATGTTGTAGTACAAAATGTTGAACTATCTGGTACTTATGATAAACTTCTCCATTCTATCGATTGGTGGACTGATGCTCATGGTGGTGAGAAAGGAACGTTTACTTCTAACAAGTTAGCTAACGCTAATACAAAGTCACGTCTTCGTATGGTTACTTTGTATCAAATTGCTGGAACTGTGGGAGGTATTGTTGTCGGAACTGGTAATAAAGTTGAAGACTATGGTATCGGATTTTATACTAAATATGGTGATGGCGGTGTTGATATTGCACCCATCGCTGACTTGTATAAAACTGAAGTATGGAAACTTGGTAAACACCTTGGTGTCGATCAGCGTATCATCGATGCTGCTCCTACAGATGGACTGTGGGAAGATGGTAGAACTGATGAGGCGCAGGTTGGCGCACCCTATGAAGATTTAGAATACGCCATGGAGTATGGTACTGGTTCTGCAGTTCAAATCCTTCATGAGTATAATACAAAAAACAAGCATAAAATGATCTCTATTCCTACATTTAAACTATGAAAATTGGTGTAATAGGTGCGGGGCGACTTGGAATTTGCTTCGCATTACTATGTGAACAAGCGGGGTATGATGTATTAGTCTCTGATATTCGCGAAGATTACGTCGCGGATCTTATGGCAAAGAAGATTAGGACTAATGAACCTGGTGTTCACGATTATCTGAGTCTTTCTCAGAATTTTTCAGCTACAACTAGTAATGAAAAAGTAATTCAAGAGTGTGATATCATTTATACTCTTGTAGCAACTCCCTCTCTTCCCAGTGGTGACTATGATGTCAGTGCTGTGTGGAGAGTTGTTGATGACATTATTGAATCTGGTGTGCAGAATAAGTCTTTCATAGTTGGTTGTACTACGAATCCTGGTGATTGCGAAATGTTCCAGGAGAGACTTGAAAAGAGTGGTTGGGAGACTTTCTATAACCCAGAGTTTATTGCTCAGGGATCGATTATCAAAGATCTTCAGAATGCTGACATGGTTTTGATTGGAGGAAAGTGGGGTAAGACTTTTGATCAGTTATCTGAACTCTATCACAAGATTCAAGTCACTCCTCCTCAAATCAGTTTGATGTCTAGGACTGCCTCAGAGGTGGTTAAAATCGCCACTAACTGCTTCCTTACCACTAAGATCAGTTATGCCAACATGATGGGGCAGGTGCTCACTCTAGACGGCATGGAGAGTGAGATTGATACCGTGCTCAATGCTATCGGTGCAGATAGTCGCGTGGGTAAAAAGTATCTGAAGTTTGGTTATGGTTTTGGTGGACCTTGCCTGCCTAGAGACAATCGTGCTTTTGCTGCTTATGCAAAAAATCTTGGTGTTGAATACAACTTAGGTGAGACAACTGACAAGTTTAATCAAGAACACTCTAAATTTCTGCTTGACTATGTGATCAGTAGTAATCATACTAATCTTCCTTATTATTTTGATTATATTTCATATAAAAAAGGTACAGATATTTTAACTGAGAGTCAACAATTTAAACTTTGTAAGGCAATTCTTGACGAGGGATTCACAGTTTATATTAATGATAACGAAACTATTATTAATCAAGTTAAAGATACACTCTACGATCAATATTATGATAGAGTGAAATTCGGAGAACCTAAAGAGGATGTATTTAAGGTAGAGATCTAATGACTTTTGCTACTGCGGATAGAAATAAATCAACGTTTAAACTTCGCAATTTTGGACCTGTATATTATCTGAACCTTGATGATCAACCTGAAAGGCGTCAGTATATGGAGGATCAATTTAAATATTGGGAAGTTGAAAATTATGAAAGGATCTCTGCATACGACGGCAGAGAGGATGATCTTGGGCATATCATTAAGGGTGCTTATCCTAACATGATGACTTCAGGTGAGATTGGTTGTACAACGTCTCATCTAAAGGCACTCAGACACTGGTTAGACAGCTCTGACAGTCCTTATGCGGTTATCATGGAGGATGATTGTAGTCTTGAAACAGTTCAGCACTGGAACTTCACCTGGGATGACTTTAAAGCATATGCTCCCTATGATTGGGATGTGATTCAACTTGCTATCATCTGCACAGGTGATATCCACGTTAAAATTCATAAGCGGTTTGTCAATGACTTCTCTACTGCTTGCTACATGATCACTAGACGCCACGCACAAAAACTGTTAGACTTCCATATACGCGGCGAAAAATATAAACTCGATAATGGAGTTAAGCCGCGTCCAGTTGCAGATGATCTTATCTACAATTCAGGTAATACCTACTCCATTCCACTCCTTTTATATAAAACTGACTTAGGATCAAGTATTCACCCAGAGCATATTGATGCTTTTCATAAGGGTAATTACTCTGCTCAATTGCATTATTGGACTACCAATGGATCTCAAATGAACATCCGTGAACAGATGGATTATGATCCTTACTTAGGTAGAATTACAGAAAACTCTTCTGTTCAAAATGCGGAAACCCCAACCAATTGACACGATCAAAAGAAAGTGCTAAGATAAATAAACATTGTCACAGTGACAATTGTGACAATACTTAACAACAGAACCTTGTCGAGGTTCTTTCCATCCGTGGGTTAAACTCACGAGACACAAAGGTAAAACAAATGTTTAAAACGACTATCGCTGCAGCTGCCGCTGCAATTGCTCTTGCACCAGCTGCTGCCCTAGCCGGTCCCTACGTCAACGTAGAAACCAATGCAGGTTGGGTTGGCGATGACTACACTGCTGCCACGACAGATCTTCACGTAGGATTTGAAGGCGAAGCAGGTGCTGCTTCTTACTACGTGCAGGCTGGACCTGCAATCGTCGCTGTTGACGGCGCAGAGACTGACACTCAGTTCTCTGGTAAAGCAGGTATTGGAGTCCCCGTCACCGATGCTATTGGCGTCTACGGAGAGCTCTCCTTCCTGACTGCTGACGATGATGATGACTTCGGTGTTGGTGGTAAGTTGGGCGCTAAGTTCAACTTCTGATTGTTCATATAGACACGTAAATATCTAGATGTTATACTGGGGGTGCGACGGCATCCCCTTTTTTTATGAGAAATTATTTTACAAAACTCATTACTCATCCTGCCTTCCATTACAATCTGATTACTATCTCATTACTTGTTTCTATAGGGATGCTTCATAACCATGCTCACTACTCCATGGAAGTGGATGCTGACTCGTATGTCTTGCAGTGGTGCAGCAAGCATCCAAAGAAATGCACGTACAACCGTGACTGGTAGCTGTTGACAAAACTTTACGTTTACTATATAATATGTAAAGAAACATTACGGAGTGTATCGTGACTGTAACAACCAATGATCGTGGACAGCAAAATCTGTTCGCCAGAGAACCCCAAATGTATATCTCACAAACTGATGCGGAACGTTACGGTTATGAGTCATATGCAGAAAAGGCAGAGAAATTGAATGGACGCACTGCTATGCTTGGATTTGTTGCTGCTGTTGTCTCTTATGCTTTCAGTGGTAGCGTATTTTTCTTTGGCGTCTTCGGATTCTGATAATTGATACTTGACTTAGTAGCAATAAATCTATATAATCATTACATACGATCCAAAAGCAATGTCCTTTAACGTTACTCTTCGCTCTCCTGACGGCACTGAAATTATTATTCCTGTAGAAGGTGATCAATATGTTTTAGATGCTGCTGAAGAACAAGGTGTTGATCTACCATATTCATGTCGAGCTGGTGCTTGTTCCTCTTGTGCTGGTAAACTTGTAAGTGGTACACTTGATCAAAGCGATCAATCGTTCTTGGATGATGATCAAATTGAGGAGGGATTTGCACTACTCTGTGTTGCATATGCCACCTCTGACTGTGTTATTGAAACTGAACAGGAAGAAAATCTTTATTAATGGAAAACTCTTTACTTGAAATTCTAACTTATTATGTTATTGGAGGTGCCCTTTTAATAGGTGCCCCAGGCGTATTCTTCTTTATTGCCTTTATGCCTGCTCTGCAGAATACTAAAGGACGAATGGTTGGATACAAAGATCACAAAGAATACGGTGATATTTCATCTTATGAAAATTCACCATCAGATCAAAGCAAATTTTATCTTACTTTAGAACAATGAACGAAAACGCAGAACGCATTAATGGTTGGGCAGCAATGATCGGAGTCATTGCAGCAATGGGTAGTTATGCAACCACAGGACAAATCATCCCAGGTATTTGGTAATGGGATTTTTAGTAGCAGCACTGCTGTTGCTAGTTCCAATTGGAGCAGCAGCTAGAAACTCATGAGTATAGAATGGGCACAGACAACTATTTTTTTATTGGCACCCCTATTTTTTATGCTCCTCTTCATAGAAACTAATGAAGATGATGACGGACCACCAGACGGCGGACTCATGACACCAGTTTATGCACCGCTGCCCTCTTGACAAAAACTATATACTACACTATTATTGGAGCACAGCGTTGCTCCTTTTTTAATGACTGAAAAATTGGATGACTGGCGTTACAACAATCAAAAAATGAAGGTGCGAGAGCAGGCATTAAAGATTTTGCTTGCAAAATATGGTGGACAAATGGAGGGGGTAGTTCCTAAATATTCATCACAATCAATCTATGAGTGTGCTCACGACTGGGTGTCCCAAGGCAACATGCACACTGCTGGTATCGTCCAATATTACAAGGCTTATTATGCAAAAACTAATTAACATTTTAGCAGTTCTATCATTCGTTGGAACTGCTGGTATCGTCGGAGGCGGTACTGCACTATATCTCAATAAGGATTCTATTGTTGAGAATGTCAAATCTCAAGTTGCATCTGCTGCTGCAGAAGCAATTGCTGGACAACTTCCTGGAATGATGGATTCTGCAATGCCAGAACTTCCTTCCGCTACTGGTGGTGCTCAACCACTTCCCACAACTACTGGATCTGCTCTACCTTTCTGATATGAAAAAAATTATTATGACTTTGATGGCAGCATGTCTTGCTGCTCCTGTAATGGCAGATCCTATTGGAAAGGATGATTACTATTCTAGCCATTCTATGGGTTGTATGCTTCTTCAGGAATGCACTGATGATGTGACTGAAGTGAATTCTTTGTTAGATGTTTCTTCAAATTATGATAACCCTGGAGCATTTACTTCAGTGGCACAAGAGTTTAATCATATGCTCGCTTCACTAAGTGAAGTTGGTGTGGGTGTATATCTTGCTGATGAGAAGTATTTTCCAGTAGGAAATCGTGGTGTCTATCATACTGTAAGTAATAACTTCTATTTAAATAAGACATTCATGGGTCGCCCTCATGTCTTAATGAGTGTGATGCGTCATGAAGGATGGCACGCTGCACAGGATTGTATGGCAGGAACAATTGATAACAATTTGATTGCTCTTATTCTGCCAGAAGATAGTGTCCCTGAGATGTGGCAAGAGATGGTACGCAGGACATATGCATTACAACCAGGAGCAATTCCGTGGGAGAAGGAAGCGATGTGGGCAGGTAAGACTGAACACATGACTATGAATGCATTGAATGCTTGTGCTGCTGGACAGATGTGGAATGAATACGAACCAACTCCTTTAACCAGAGAGTATCTAATTAAAGAGGGTTATATTTCTAAATAAAGGTGCGTTGCTCCATATGGAATGCCTGACGAAATTAAAAAGGAAGAACCTAAAAAGGAAGATCTAAAAAAGAAAGGTGTATTGGGAAAGTTGAAAGAAAAAGTAGGAGATTCTGAGGATAACCTTGTCATTCTTTCAACCTTTGTTCGTTTAGGAATTCTTGTATGGTCTGGTGGTATTCTTACTCTGAACTATGTAACAGTTCCTGGATTACCCCAACAAAAAATTGATCCTACTTTTATCGCAAGTGTCTTTACCGGAGTGCTTGCGACTTTTGGTGTTCAGACTGCAAAGAAATCTGGTGATGGCACTATGAAGATGCAGAATGGTGGTGCTGCAGCTGCCGGTGCTGGTGGTGGAATCACGAAAGCGGATCTTGAAAGATTAATTGCTGCTGCATCCCAAACCGCACCAGCTCAGACTATTAGAGTCGAGCAAGCACCCCTTAAAATTACAACTGATGCTCCCAAAAACGATGAAAAATATACAATGTAATCTAAGTTATGAAGTCAAAACAAACCCCATTTTAACAAATACTACCTATAATAGATAGAGTAGTTGCATGAACCAAATGAAATTTATTAGCGCAATAATTGTTGCCACACTTGCATCCTTGATTTTATTCTTACCTGGAATTGCATATGCTGTAGATGTATCAATGGGTGCTAATGGTAACCTAGTATTTGAACCGAATGAGATCACAATCTCTGCAGGTGACACAGTTCATTTCATGAATGAATCACTACCTCCCCATAATATTATTGTAGAAGCTCGCCCCGATCTTTCTAGAGAAGCATTATTGTTTGCTCCTGGAGAATCGCAGGATGTTGTATTTGCTGATACAGGAGACTATAACTTTTTCTGTGGTCCTCATCAGAGTGCAGGTATGACTGGCGTTGTACACGTAAATTGAGTTAATTAAAATGAAAGTTGGATTGATTGGTTTAGGTCGTACTGGTGAAGGTATGTCCCGCCGTATGATCGAAAAGGGAATTGAAGTTTGGGGTTATAGTAGTACTAACTATGAGAATGCCTGCGGACAATATGAAGCAGGATATCTTAGTGGGTGTGTAACTTCACTAGAGTATCTTGTCCGAGCAGTTAAAACTGATAATAAAAAATTTATTAGTGCTGGTTGGATTCCTGGAATCTTTCAGATTACACTCCCAGAGCAAAAAGCAGAAGACATTCTTGATGAGTTGCTACCTTTACTTGAGGAGGGTGATATTATTATTGATCATAGCACCAGTGACATAAAGAAATGTCAGGAACTTGAGAAGTATTGCTCTAAGTTGGGCATATCTTATATCTTTTCTGGTGTATATGGATCACCTTATGTTATTGATGTTTGCTCCAAAATTTTTCAATCACTATCACCAGGTAATATCAAATGTTAAGTACTGTCTTACTGTGGATATCAGTTCCATTTGTGCTTCTTACTATAACCTTTGGACTTTATAGGGGCGAAAATTTTTACTACGAAAGTAACAAGTATGATGGAAATGGAACCGCGCATTAAAGGACGTTATGATTTTGCTATGAGTGCATTCGCTAGAATGTATGGGGTGAGTCATGTTAGTAGTAATAAAGAGATTTTAAAATTTTGTAAGAAATGGGCTAACACTGAAGAAGAACCTATTCCCACAGGAACTTTAACTTCAGTAGATTTTTACTTTAGAGATCATTGGGGAATCTGGGGAGGATATGTATGACTCACATTGCACACAAAGCAGCACACTTCGCTGCTATCACACTCAATAATCCTTTTGGGATTGGTTCACTAAGTCTTGCATTAGTTGTTGTACCTATTATTGGTATGCATTATGTTCACAAATATGGGTGGCAACATTGGGCACCTTTTGAATAATTAATTTATGATACAAATATATGATGAGTTTTTTCCTAGAGAACTTCAGGAAGAAATATTGAATAAATTAATGGAACCGCATTGGCATCTTAGAGGTGGTAATGATCACAATTTATTTTGGCATTATGATCATCTTGATCAACAAGAATATTTTAATGAGTTTCTTTATAAAAAGATATGTGCTAAACTAGATATAAAGTTTAGTGGTATTAGTAGAATATATGCTAATGGGCAAACCGCTTGTCAGGGTGGTACTCCTCATCAAGATAATGATGCTGACATGACTTTTTTATATTATCCATCATTACATTGGCAACCTGTTATGGGTGGGCATTTAATGTTTTTGGATAATGATGGATTTGAAGATAGAATCGTTCAGCATAAAGCAAATAGATCTGTTTTATTTCCTGGAAAGTTGTGGCACTATGCATCTGCTCCATCTAGATTTTACGTTGGATTAAGAATTTCATTAGCATATAAACTATGGTTGTAATATTATGAATGAAAAATATAAAGCAACTTTACGTGATGCTCCGTTTCCTCATCTAATTGTTGAAAACTTTTATAATGAGGAGGAACTATCTTTAATATGGGAAGAACTTAACTTTTATACTAAACCAGGAAAATTACTTCCAGCGACAAACTATGGTGGGTTGCAAGATAAAACAAATGCATCCGCATTGTGGTTAGATTCTGTCTACAGGCGTGACATGGATTACAGTGTGTTGTCTAACATTCTTAAAGTTAATCGTAAAGTCTATAGTAATGAACTAATAGAAAGTTTATCTCAATCTCATATTTCTTGTAGAATATTTACTAAAAATAATTCTGACACAACAAAGATAAGATATTATCATGATGGTGAATACTATGAACCTCATACTGATGCAGCATCTGTTTTTCTAGCTTTTACATATTTTTATAAAGAACCTAAAAAATTTACTGGTGGTGAACTTTATTTTCCCCCATATGATTATGAATTTTCTTGCCCCAATAATTCTCTTATCATCATTCCTGCTTACGTTGAGCATGGAGTAAAGAAAGTTAAAATTAAAGGTTCTGATTATTTTGATGGTTGTGGTAGATATTGTATATCACAATTTGCTAGTATAAATCCAAATCCCGAAAGATAAATGAACCTTATACTCAAACCTCTTGATAATCCAAATGATCCTGTATGGTCTGTGATCATTATGGTAATCCTTGCTCTTGCTATGACAGTCTATGTTGTCATATACATATTAGGAATTGATGAACGTGAGGAACATGGGAGCACTGACACCACCAAGCAGGAAGAGTTGCTACAACTTCCGAGTGACGGAGATCAACCGTGTTCTTGACGGCGATACTATTGATGTCACCATTGATCTTGGGTTTGATTTATACAAGAAAGAAAGAGTTAGAGTTGCAGGAGTTGATACGCCAGAGAAAAGGACGAGAAACCTAGAGGAGAAAGCACTTGGAATCGAAGCAACTAACTGGCTCAAAGAGAAATTGGAAGGTACGTTGGCTGGTGATGATGAGTTGTCTGTTAGGACTGAACTTGTTGGTGGCGTCGGTAAATATGGGCGTCTTCTTGGGTGGCTTTACATTGGGGACGCAGATGTGTCCCTCAACGAGCAAATGATCGAGGAGGGTTATGCTCATGCCTACGACGGAGGAACAAAAAATATGGATCTCGAAGCACTCAGGGAAATCAGAAGAGCACACGGTACATTGGTGTAGAAGTGCTGTCTGTGGATCTACCCCCTTTATCCCAGACTCTGAATTTGGTGGGGAAAACTGCGAATTAACTTGTAACATAACAAAGGATTAAAATGAGAAGAGAAATGTTAGAGGCTCTCAAGGCACTTGCTATTGGGAATATTAAAAAAGCAAAGATGAACATTGAAGTTTATCTTGTTAACCCTGTTGGTATTGGTGAGCATCCAGATGTTTTGGGTGCCATTCAAGATCAAATTGATTTAATTGCAAAAGAAGAAGAACGAATTGAAGTTATTAATAAATATTTTGAAGACTAATTAAAGACATGGCTTTTCACATCAAAAAAACTAGTTTAAGTAAAGAAATTTTCTATAAAGGTGATACAGTATGGACTGACAATTACGCCGATAGAAAGTCTTATGCATCAAACTCTCTTGCCCAAGCTGATATTGACGAGTTGTCATCTCCATTAATTAAAAACTTAGCACGTCCAAAGGTGACTGGTACTATTGTTGAGGAATAAAGATTAGTGGATATCCCTGAAATCTATATTCCCGATATGAGAATTCGTATCAGTGATATTCGTGATTTAAATATTAATGTAATGCCTGATTGGATGAAAGATCCTCCACAGGCAATTCCAATTTACCCACCCGTGTCTACACAGGTGGGTGTTCCTATTGTTAATATCCCTGGATGTGTTGAGTCTCATAAAGATAGTAGTGAGAATCAAACACTCAAAGAAGAAGATAGAGATGGCGTCCAGGTATTCTGTGATGCAGGAACACCCAGTTATAGTCCATTAAATTATGATCCACGTAGGTTGACTATAACTACAGAGTCTCCTCCACCCCCACCATATAAACCACCCGATACAAAACCACCAGAAACACCTGACTCAGAAACACCTCCACCACCTCCTGCAAAGGCAGAGTGTCCTAGTAGAGCACAAGAATTAAAAAACCCCGTAGGAAAGATCCTAGAGGGCAATAAAAAGATTATTAGGTATGAGACAGTAGGAAAAGAATGTCTTCCTGTATTTGATAATTTAAATATACCTGATCAGATTGTCCAGAACATACCATCAGCAGGTATGATAACTGTTACCGCCTCAATTGCTGTAGTCGCGACGACTTCTGCACTGCTTGCAAAGCCTCTTGCTGATCTTTTGTTAAAGGTTGTGAAACCTGTGACGAAGAAGGTAATAAAGAAGATTGCTGCCTTAAGGGGTAAGACGCCCCCGGTACTGTCCGAGTCTGAGAGGAAGGCAGCACAACGGGATCGGAACCGGGCGATAAAGGTCTTACGTTCGGCACTGAAACCGAAGGGATAGTGTGACGATGTTGCTTAACAGTATTAACATTTTGTACTACAACGTCTGCACATATTTTATAATA